TATGAGACAGGAAGCCTCGAAATAATTATAGAACTAAAAGATGGCTCCGCCATGCACTATGATTATATTCTTAAGACTTTTATGTATGAACCTAGTTTGGATGAGCTTCTTGAAAAACTGAAAGTTCACGACGAAGAAGAATGGCGAATGGAGTTTGCAAGACGTCTTTACAAAAAAATGTTTATGAAAGGCTATACACAGGAAGAGCTGTCTTGGCGGACCGGGATATCTCAAGGAACCTTGGCTAAGTATGTCAACGGATTAATTACCCCCGGCTGTTGGAACATACGTAAGATAGCAACAGAACTTAAATGTACAATTGCTGATCTTGTTGACTTTTAATTGATATTTCTAGCGTTTCGGCATTCGCGAAAAAAACATTGACTGTTATGAAGAGAGAGACAAAAATGTGCACTTTCTCTTTTCAATTTTAGCAAACTGCGGCGGCTCAGTTTAAGTGGACAGCAGTATCCCTGAAAAAGAATAGCCACTCATTGATATTTACAACCGCCAATAAGTATAAGAAAGGAGACCTACTAATGCTAGAAAGCAAATTTCAAGCAGACTTGATCAAAGATCTTAAAAAGATATTTCCAGGCTGTATTGTGATGAAGAACGATAGCTCTTATATTCAGGGTATACCAGATCTTTTGGTTCTCTACAAAGACAAGTGGGCTTCCTTAGAAGTAAAGAAAAATGCGAATGCTAAGAAACGTCCGAATCAAGACTATTACGTCGGGCTTATGGATGGCATGTCATTTGCACGATTCATTTGTCCGGAGAATAAAGATGCTGTTTTGTATGACTTACAGCAAACATTCAATGGAGGACAAAAATGATATTTAACAATCATCGTAATCTTGAGGGGCTTCATGCTCCTTTTAGCCCTTCGCAACCTAGTTGGCTTAGATATGACGATCAGAAAGCGGTTGATGTATATTCTAACAAGAAGGCTGCCGAAATGGGTACAAGACTTCATTCCTGGGCAAAGGAGACAATTGATTTAGGAATAAAGCAACCTCGGTCCAAGAAAACTTTGTACGCATATGTAAATGATGCTATCGGGTTCAAGATGGATACTGAGGTCGTTTTGTTTTATTCTGAGAGATTTTTTGGCACGGCAGATTCAATTAGTTTCAGAAATGGAATGCTGAGAATTCACGATCTTAAAACTGGTAGAACTGCTGTACATATGGAGCAACTTGAAATATATGCTGCTCTTTTCTGTTTGGAGTATAAAGTAAAGCCTGCTGAAATCGAGATGGAACTTAGGATTTATCAGAATGACGAGATACTTTATTTCAATCCAGAACCGGAAGATATTTCCCAGATCATGAACCAAATAGTTCATTTAGATAAACTGTTAGGAAAAATAGACTACGAGGAGGTTTAATACTATGAACCCCATTGCGGAAGAGATTAGATCATATTATGGAAGCGGCAACGACGAGAATTTCTTGGAGCACTATGGTATGCCGCGCCGAAGCGGTCGATATCCATGGGGTTCTGGGGATAATCCTTATCAGCGTAGTGTTGATTTTCTTGGCCGTATTGAAGAGCTTAAGAAAAATGGTTGGACTGAAACTCCTGAAAACATAAAAAATGAGTTTGGTCTTACTACTACTCAGTACCGTGCACAGAAAGGACTCGCAAAGGATGAGCGAAGAAAATACCAGGTTGCTACTGCTAAGTCTTTGAAAGAAGATGGACTTGGAGCAACTGAAATTGGTAGAAAAATGGGTATTCCTGAATCTACTGTTCGCTCCCTGCTCAATGAGCGATCTGAAGCTCGAATGAATGAAGCTAAGAAGACTGCCGATTTCATCAAGTCTCAGATCGAAGCCAAGGGCATGATTGATATTGGTAATGGAGTTGAGCGAGAACTTAATATTTCCAAGGAACGTTTAAATCAGGCCTTAGCAATCCTTGAAGCAGATGGATATCCTGTGTATGGTGGCAGAGTTTCTCAGGCAACTAATCCTGGTCAGAAGACAACAATTAAGGTAATCTGTCCTCCTGGTACTGAGCACAAAGATATTTACAACTATGAGAATGTGCATTCATTGAATGACTATATTTCTCGTGATGGCGGCGATACCTACGAAAAGAAGTTTCATTACCCGGCAAGCATGGACTCCAAACGTTTGATGATCAGATATTCAGAAGACGGTGGACTTGAGAAAGACGGTGTTATTGAGCTTCGAAGAGGTGTTGAGGATTTATCTTTAGGTAATTCTAGGTATTCTCAGGTGCGCATCCTTGTTGATGGCAATAGATATTTGAAAGGCATGGCTGTCTATTCTGACGATATGCCTGATGGTGTTGATGTGATATTTAACACTAATAAATCTAAGTCTGTTGCCAAAATGGATGTACTTAAGAAAATAAAAGATGACCCAGATAATCCTTTTGGTTCCGCTATAAAGGATGCTGACCAAGGCGGTCAATATTGGTACACTGACAAAAATGGCGAGCGAAAGCTTGGTCTTATTAACAAGCGTGCTGATGAGGGTGATTGGACTGAGTGGAAGGATAAAATACCAGCGCAGTTTCTGTCTAAGCAGAGTTTGACCTTGGCAAAGAAACAGTTAAATCTAGCCATCGCAGATAAGACTGATGAGTACAATGATATTTTGGCACTAACAAACCCGACGATTAAGAAGCACTTGCTTTCTAAATTTGCCGATGAGTGCGATTCAGCGGCGGTCCATCTTCAAGCTGCAGCTCTTCCTGGACAAAAGTATCATGTCATTTTGCCAGTCAATTCATTAAAGGATAATGAAGTATATGCTCCTGGATATACTCCAGGGACGAAGCTTGCACTCATAAGATATCCTCATGGCGGAACATTTGAAATTCCGGTTCTTACTGTTACCGATAAAAATGAGACCGCCAGAAAACTCATTGGTAAGGATTCTATTGATGCTGTTTGCATTAATGGAAAAGTTGCTGCAAGATTATCTGGAGCCGATTTTGATGGTGATACCGTTATGTGTATCCCCACGGATGACAAGGCTGGAAAAGTTCACATTAAGTCCACAAAATCTCTTGGCTTGGAAGATTTTGATCCAAAGTTAGAGTATAAGATTCCTGATGGCGATACCAAAACTAAAAGGATGAAAAATACTCAGACTGAAATGGGCAAGATTTCCAATCTTATTACCGATATGACTCTTGAAGGAGCTAGTCGAGAAGAGCTAGCTCGAGCTGTTCGCCATAGTATGGTTGTCATCGATGCTGAAAAGCATGGTCTTGACTACAAGCAAAGCGAGCTCGATAATAATATTGCTGGACTTAAAAAAGATTATCAGAATGGTGGTGCCTCGACTCTTATTTCAAGAAGTAAGGGCCAGAAGACCGTCGACAAAAGACAAGGAAGCCCCTTGGTTAACCTTAAAGGCAAGGACTGGTATGATCCTAATCGTCCTGAGGGTGCACTTATTTGGAAGACTGCTGATGATCTTGAATACAGTTACACTAAAATAAATAAACGAACTGGTCAGCCAGTGACAATCACAAAACATCGGACACAAAAAAGTACCCAGATGGCGGAGACAGATGATGCCCGTACTCTTATTTCTGATGCCGATACCCCTATGGAGCATGCCTATGCTGACTATGCTAATAGCATGAAGGCTCTGGCTAATAGGGCTAGAGTCGAATCGGCACGTACTGGTAAGGTAGCATATAATGCAACTGCCAAGAAAGTATATTCCGAAGAAGTTAAATCTCTTGAAAATAAGCTTAATATTGCATTGCTTAATGCTCCTAGAGAACGCCAAGCACAGCTAAGAACCAGTGCTTCCGTTCAATCGAGAGTCCGTGAAGTTGAAGCCAGGCTAAGAGCTGAGAATCCGAATGCTTCTAACCGTGACATTAACAAAATGCTTAGGAAAGAAGTAGATACTAAGAAGCTCGGACAGCAAGCCTTAACTAAATATAGGCAAGAAGTGGATGCAGTATCTAGAAGAGACCGCTCTATAAAGATTACTGATCGCGAATGGGAAGCAATTCAAGCTGGAGCCATTAGTGAGAACAAACTTAAGCAGATTCTCAATAATGCTGACATTGACGAGCTTCGTCAGAGAGCGACTCCTAGAACAACCACGAGTGTTAGTGCTGCTAAAGCCAACCGTATCAGAGCACTTAGCGGATCTAATTACTCTATTGGTGAGATTGCAAAGATGCTTGGTCTATCGCCGTCAACTGTTTCTAACTATTTGAAAGGAGGAAATTAAAAGTGGAAACTCAAGTTGCAATTACGACTTTTGATAATCCTTATGATCCTTTCAAAGAGTTTGAATCGTGGTTCATGTTTGATGTTGAGAAAGGCTACAATACTTGTTCTTACTTAGCTCGAATTGCAGACATTACTGATAGTATGTCTGAGCAAGAAGCAAATGCAGAAGTTGAACGTGCAATTGATGAAATTATCAAGTATGACTTCATGAATATGTACAAGAAAGTAAAAAAAGAAAAAGATACCACGCCACAAGAGTAAAAAGCATAGGGAGGGGGTGCGTTTTTTGAGACCCCCCTCCCTTATCGCCGGCCTCCTTAAAAATTCTCCGGGGGATATTTTCAGGTAATGTTTTGGGGGTCTATCTGGTCGGAAGCCGTCGCAGAAAACTCTTTGTCCAGTGCTCTATGGATGTGGAGTTATATTTCTTCTTTTTCATACTTTCGCTCCTTTCAAATGATAGACGAACAGTACCTTATAGGCCTCTAAAACATTACCTGAAATACCCTATTTCTGCAAGAATAGCATCCAGAAGTTTTTAAGAATTATTTAGAAAGAGGTGACAAGATGGCACATACTCATCCTGTTGTTGACAGCGATTCTCGTTTTGTCATCAATTCCACTACGAGGGAAATCTCTACTACATCAGATAAGCTTGAACTTATACAAGGGGATCATCAGTCAGAGCGAATTACCTTCGAAATTCCAAAAATTGTTGAAGGACATGACATGAGTCTCAGCGATCGAATCGAAGTTCACTATATTAACATCGACCGCAGGACAAACGCAACTAGTAGGGATGTTTACATTATAGATGATGCAGCTGTCGATGGCGATAAGCTCACATTCAGTTGGCTTATCTCTGGCAATGCAACCAAATACTACGGTCGATTGAATTTCATTATTCTTTTTGAGTGTCTTGATCCTGATGGCAACTATACTTACAAGTGGAATACCGAAATTTGTAAGTTACTCACCATTGGCGAGGGTATTAGTAATACATCCGCTGTGATTGAAGACCATTCGGATATTCTGGAGAAGTTTAAGAAAGAGATTTTAGAAGAGGCTAGTGAGAAGAGCATTCAACCAGACTGGAACCAGAACGATGAAACTGCTCTGGACTACGTGAAGAATAGACCTTTCTATACTGGCAATCCTGTGGAAACTGTTTTTGTTGAAGAAACCACCGTATCGTTTGCCCCCGTGGACATCGTATATATGGGGCAACTTGAATCAACATTTGTGCCAACAGTTGGAGAGACTTACAAAGTATCTTGGGATGGAACTGCATATGAAAGCACTTGTGCAAATTTTAATAACCTCCAAGTTATCGGAAACCTTTCTATTATGGGCATAGGTTCTGATACTGGCGAGCCGTTTCTTATTGCTGTAGGTAATGGCAATGGAATTAGAATTTCAACAGCAGATACTTCTGCCTCTCACACATTTTCTGTCAGCAGCAAACAAACAACAATTGTAAAAATCCCCGCAAAGTATATTGATAAAGACACTTCTGGATACGTTGTCGTTCATAGCAAGGACACAATGACACAACAAGAAGCAGAAAATTATGAGACTGCTATTTCAACAAAAGAAGTTGTTTTTATAATTTGGAACGGAATGTGTATTTCCGAGATTAGTTTCGGTGGAACGCCTGACCTTAAATTAATATTAACAACTCAAAACGGAGAAGTTTACTTTATTGAAAAAAATGCTGAAGGATTGTTTGCTTTCTCCAACAGGAAATTTTCTACAGCATCCTTTCCAAGTGGAGCGGAGACAGGAGACGATCCCCCCCACGATTCATTTTTATAAAAAGAGCATTCAGATTACTCCGAGTGGTGTAGGTTCTACAGATATATTGTTTCAAGTACGGACAAACGGAACAAAATCGAAATCCTTTGACGTCCTCGGAAATGGAGAGGCTGTAGCACCAGCCATTATCTTGTACTCCTCTACCGCCAACAGCACCAAGAAATTCCGAATCACCGTAGACGATAGCGGTACACTCAAGGCAACAAAGGTAAAGTAATTACAACTATATCAATGAAAATATAAGAAAGGAGGCATTACTGGTGAAGAAAGCAAAACCCACGAGCGCAAAAACCGAACCTCGTAAGATTCGGCCTGCTCTAACTCCCGAAGCTCGAGAGAACCAATTGATCGCCTTGGCTGTCGATCTCGTCGAGCAACGGCTTTTGGACGGTACTGCCTCTTCTCAGGAGACCACTCATTTTCTCAAACTCGGCTCTATGAAGAACCGACTCGAGATGGAAAAGTTACAGGAAGAGAACCGGCTCCTTAAGGCTAAGACAGAGGTTCTGCAATCGTCTAAGAGAGTCGAAGAGCTATATATAGAAGCTATCAAGGCTATGCGGAGATATAGCGGTCAGAGAGATGATGATTGTGATGATGAATACTAAGCGATATTCTGAGCTTATCACTATCCCAACTTATGAGGAGAGGTTCAAATACCTTCAGCTTAAAGGAGCTGTTGGGAATGATACATTTGGCTATGATCGATATTTGAATCAGATTCTCTATAACTCTCCAGAATGGAAGCGGTTACGGAATCAGATCATTATTCGAGATAATGGCCGCGATCTTGGCTGCGAGGGCTATGAAATCTATGGGCGAATTCTTATTCATCATATGAATCCTATTACTGTAGAGGACATAGTTTCTCGCGACCCTATTGTGTTTGACCCTGAGAACCTTATCTGTGTGTCACACAATACTCATAATGCTATTCACTATGGTGATGAAAATTTGCTTATAATGGCACCAGTAGAGCGAACCAAAAACGATACGTGCCCTTGGAGGCACTGATGAATGAATTTAGGGGGCGGTAACAATGCCTAAAACTCGTCTTTCCTCTGATGAACTCATGCATTACGGCGTCCTCGGAATGAAGTGGGGACAGAGAAAAGCATCTAGAACACTTAACAAAAAGTTAAGAAAATCTTTCAAAGCCCTTGATGCATACAACAAATCCAGCTCGTCTAAAACTATTAAAAGCCCTGTCGATGGGTCCACCAAGACAATCATGATCAGCAATGTTAAGAAGCGAAATGCTTATGACAAGGCCGTGAAAGCGGTAAACGCCTACATGGACAAGTTTGACAAAAAGGGCTATGACTGGCGTTACGATAGCAATTATGGCGTGACTGGAAAACTAACTGAAAGCGGCAGAGGATATGTCGAAACCATGGTTGGTGGCGTCAAGACTCGAAAAGAATTTGACTAAGTCAAAACAAGGAGGGAGACAAATGTCTACCTATAGAATTCAAAATGGAGACGAGCTCTGCCACTACGGTGTTCTTGGAATGAAGTGGGGCGTCAGGAGATATCGCAATGCCGATGGAACTTTGACTCCTGCAGGCAAAAAACATGATGCTCGCTGGGCAAAACTTAATCCTGGCAAAGCCGAACGTGCAGTTAAGCTTCGTGATAGTGTAATAGAATCCAAAAAAGCATCAATTGCTAGGGCTAAAAAGAGACTTGAGACTGACCAAAAGGAGGCTAATAAGGATCTTAAAAGCATAGATTTTGAGAAAGAAGCACGCAAGCAATTAAAAGACCAGCTGAGATATCTTAAGGAAAGCTATGAGATGGGTCATTTCCATAGAAAACCAACTGACTCTGATGCAATCGATAGTTTTTATTGGGATCTTGGAATGATGCCGCCAAAAGGAGCAACCGTCAAGGACGTCGCAAATGTTATAAGAGCGGACACTGAGATTATGAAGAAAAACAAACTATATGATGTACTCATTGAGGATGACAAAAAAGCCATTTCTCAGGGAGAGCAGATTATTAAAAGTATATCTGAGATGCCTCTGGAAGAAATCTATAGTAATAAAAATGACATTTACTATGATTACTGGAAGGATCGAGGATACTACGATTAACAAGGAGGGAGAAAAATGCCTAACCGAAACTATACGAATTATAGCAAGCCGCCTAAGAAAGTTCCTCAATCTGAAGTACCTTTCGAGGTTAATGAGGCGGTCAAGGAAACCGAAATTGTTGCTCCGATTTCGCCCGAGCCCAAGAAGACTGTGCGTGGTGTTGTAGTTGGATGCTTCAATCTCAATGTCCGTACTGGTCCTAGAAAGGATTTCGATGTCGTTTGTGAAATCCCGAGCGATAGCGAAGTAGAGATCGATGAGTCTGAATCTTTTGAGGATTTTTATAAGATCTGCACTGCTTCCGGTGTTGAAGGCTTTTGCATGAAGAAGTTTATTGAAGTCAGAAAGTAAAGGAGGACCGACATGGATAGTATTCTTACGTCGATTAAGAAACTCCTTGGTATTTCTGAAGATGATACGAGCTTTGACCAAGATATCATCATGCATATAAACACGGTCTTCACGATTCTTACTCAGCTTGGTGTCGGCCCGGCTAATGGCTTTTATATTGAGGATGATAGTGCAATCTGGGATGACTTCATCTCTAATGATCCTCGTCTAAACTCAATTAAGACTTACATTTATATGAAGGTCCGAATGATGTTTGACCCCCCAACTATCGGATCTGTAGCAGATGCCATGAACAAGAATATTTCCGAACTGGAATGGAGACTTAATGCAACAGTTGACCCTGGCGACTCTACTAATGTTGGGGGGTGAGAAGCATGTCCATTTCTTTACACGCGGTTTTGGGTTGGATTTTCTCAGCTCTACTTGGTGGTGCGGGTATTGTCGGGCTACTGATGATCATACCTAGGCATAAGATTGAGCAAAAGATGAAACAGGAGGATGATGATCAAAAACGGCTCGAGAAAGTCGATAAGATCGATTCAACCATTCATTCGATGCAAGAAGAGCAGACTCTTCAATGCTATTGCATTTTGGCTTGTCTTAAGGGTCTTGCTGAACAGGGTTGCAATGGGCCCGTGCATGATGGCATTGACCGAATGGAAAAGTATCTGAACAAAAAGGCACATAATCAGTGAAAGGGGGTGCTCAAGTGTCGACCTATAGAATTCAAAATGGAGACGAGCTCTGTCACTACGGTGTCCTCGGAATGAAGTGGGGCGTCAGGAGAGGCAGATCCTCCGGCGGTTCAAAGAAACGAAGAGTTTCCAAGATGAGTGACGATGCACGGAATGCTGTTAAACTGAAAAAGAAGCGTGTAAGCGAGTTAAGTAATGCCGAACTTCGGTGGCTTAATGACCGCCAGCAGCTTGAACAGAACCACGCCCGCCTTAACCCTAGTAAGGTTAAAAGGGGCCTGGCTGCGGCTACTGGCATTGTCGGAACTGCTACTGCAACTCTTGCCCTCGCCAAGAATAGCAAGAAGTTAGTGAACGAAGGTCGGGCGATCATTGATAATATCTATGACCGCGTCGGTGATCAACTGCTTAGAGAACTTAATGCGGGGTTTAATAGGCGATGAGGAGATGAATACCAATGGCATTATCGAATAAGGCCACGCCGATTTACTACGGCCAGTTTCGTGATGCCGTAATGCGTGGTGAAATCCCAGTAAACAGAGAGATCTCGATGGAGATGAATCGCATCGATGAACTAATCGAAAACGAAGGGTTCTACTACGATGACGAAGCTATCAATGGATTTATTGATTTTTGTGAAAGTGAACTCACATTGACAAATGGCGAGGATCTTCACTTGCTCGATTCATTTAAACTATGGGCAGAGCAAATATTCGGTTGGTATTACTTCATTGAGCGAAGCGTATATGTTCCTTCTCCAGATGGCCATGGAGGTCACTATGAGCGGAAGAGAATTAAGAAGCGGTTGGTCAATAAGCAGTATTTGATCGTTGCTCGTGGAGCAGCCAAGTCGATGTATGCTTCTTGTATTCAGAGTTTCTTTCTGAATGTCGACACATCTACAACTCATCAGATAACAACCGCGCCCACAATGGCCCAGGCAGAAGAGGTTATGTCTCCAATTCGGACATCGATAACCAGGGCAAGAGGCCCACTATACAAGTTTATGACTGAGGGATCTCTTAATAATACAACCGGCTCGAAAGCAGATCGCTGTCAACTAGCTTCAACTAAAAAGGGAATCCAAAATTTTCTAACTGGCTCCCTTTTGGAAGTGAGGCCCATGTCGATCGACAAGCTTCAAGGTTTGCGAGTTAAAGTCGCTACTATTGATGAATGGCTCTCTGGCGATGTCAGAGAAGACCCGATTGGCGCTATTGAACAGGGTGCCGCTAAGGAACAAGGATCTGCCGAGAATAATGATTATCTCATTGTGGCCATCAGTTCTGAGGGTACTGTTCGTAATGGCAGTGGTGATACAATCAAAATGGAGTTAGCCGAGATCTTGAAGGGCGAATACTATAATCCTCATGTTTCTATCTGGTGGTATAAACTTGACGACATTGACGAAGTAGCAAACCCAGAGATGTGGCTCAAGGCTAATCCAAACCTTGGCAAGACAGTCACATATGAAACTTACCAGCTAGACGTTGAGCGGGCTGAGAAGAACCCTGCTGCTAGAAACGATATCCTAGCAAAGCGATTTGGGATTCCTATGGAGGGTTATACATATTTCTTTACCTATGAAGAGACTCTTCCTCATCGTAAAAGAGATTTTTGGAAGATGCCCTGTTCTCTCGGTGCAGATCTATCTAAAGGCGATGACTTCTGCTCATTTACATTCTTATTTCCGCTGTCTGGCGGGGCATTCGGAATTAAAACTCGTAACTATATTACTGAGTTAACACTAATGAAGTTGCCCGCTGCTATGAGAGCTAAGTACGATCAGTTTATGAAAGAAGGAAGCCTTATTGTCATGCCTGGTACTGTCTTAGACATGATGGAAGTTTACGAGGATCTCGACAATTATATTGCTCGGTGCGAGTATGATGTTCGAAGTTTCGGCTTTGACCCATATAATGCTAGAGAGTTTGTTGAACGTTGGGAGCGAGAGAATGGTCCATTTGGTATTGAGAAAGTTATACAGGGGGCAAAGACAGAATCTGTGCCTCTTGGTGAGTTGAAGAAACTTGCCGAGCAGCGATTGATTCTCTTTGACGAGGAACTCATGGCTTATGCTATGGGTAATTGTATAACTCTTGAGGACACCAATGGTAACCGAAAACTTTTAAAGAAGCGATATGACCAGAAGATCGATGCTGTGGCGGCCATGATGGATGCTTATGTCGCTTTTAAACTTAATAGAGAAGCTTTCGAATAAGGAGTTGAGAAAATGGAGCTAAAGGATACAATTGCTCTGATGCAGAGCGATGATTATAAGGATCGGTTTAAGGCTGAGTATATTCAGACTAAGATTCGGTATGATAAACTTCATAAGATGCTGATCAAAATGGATGCTGGCACTTTGGGTTTTAAACCTAGTTGCCCAAAGGAAATGCTCATGGAGCAGAAACGTTACATGGGCGAGTATATTCGTATGCTGCTTGTCCGGGCTGAAGTTGAAGGAATCGATCTCGATTAATCTTTTGGGGGGGGAGATGATTAAATGGATAATAATGAACTCATGCACTATGGGGTTCGCGGAATGAAATGGGGAGTACGCCGTTATCAGAAATATGATGGATCTTATACAAAAGCCGGTGTAAAGCGATATCAGGAGGCCGAGAGCAAATATGATTCTGCTAAGAAGGCTTATGATTCTGCTAAAGCTGGTGGAAATAAATCTGATATTAAGCGTGCTAAAAGCTCTCTTCGGTCTGCTAAGAGAAAGATGAGTTCTGCATATGGTCAGCTTAAGTACGATAAACGTGGCGACGAGGGCAAGAAATTATACCAGCAAGGAAAGACTATAACTAGTAATAGCATAAAAAATAGGTATGGTCAACTCGGGATCTTTATCGGAGCAAACGCTTTGAGTCAGGTTGTCGGTCGAGCTTTGAATAAACGACAGGCAGTTCTAATCACTAAGAAGTACGGAACAATTCCTATGTCTAAGATTTCTCAAACGGCCATTGGCGTCGGAGGTAGTATTGCCACTGCAATGCTTCAAGGAAAGACCATGTCTGATAATAAGAAACTGAGAGCTTATTATGGCCATACCGGAAATCGAGTTTATAGTTAAAAGAAAGGAGGAACCCTAATGGCTAATTGCATTCCAAATGATGAGCTTATGCACTATGGGGTTCGCGGAATGAAATGGGGTATTCGTCGATTTCAAAATCCAGACGGATCATTAACAAAAGCGGGGATAAGACGATACGGAGACAAATCCCCGTATGAAGTTGTAACTTCAGATGGAGATACTTTTCATGTGTCAAAAGGAAGTAAGAATAACTACAACACAAGACATAGTAAAGTAACTAAAACGTGGGGTCAACACAATAAAGAAGTTGATGATGCTAAAGCCAAAAAAAGAATTTCTAAACAATATGCTAAAGAACAAGCAAAAGGCGATGAAGATCTTAAGAAGTCATACAACAGAATGTACGTTGATGCATACAACAAAGCCGCCGATAAAATGAACGGTGGCGGAATAGATAGATATAACAGAGCTCAAGAAAAAAAGTATGGTAAGGATTATGTCAAACGTTCAGGATATGAAAATGATTACATGAAAATGTTCAACAAGGAAGTATCCAAAAATCTTAGCAAATCTATGTATGAATTCACGAAATCTAATTCTCATTATAAGAAAGCAACCGAATTTGTTAAAAAATACGATATGCTTTCGTGGGATGAATTGGCTAAATCCAACAGCGAAGGAATAAATGCTATACGAAAACAATTTGAGAAAAAGTAAGCATCGGGGGTGAGTACATGTATCCAACAAATAATGAACTCTACCACTACGGTATTAAAGGTATGAAATGGGGCGTCCATAGAGCCAAAAGAAGCACCGATTCTAATGGCCTTGCACGAGCTTCAAAAAGATATGACAAAAAGGTGTCTAGAGGGTCTTTGCATAATGTTGTCGGATTAGCATTTGAAAACCATGGTATGAAAAAAGCTGCTGATCGCCAATATAAAAAGGGTAACTTTAAGGAAGCGAAGTGGGCTGCCAAAGCTAATAGAGCTCGTAATGTTAAGAAAGTATATGATTCATACATTAAAGATCTAGCAAAATTGGAGAAATCTGGCAGAGGAAATGATGTAAATGCTGTTATTGTTCGATCAAAATTATATGATCGTCAAATCACCGAGCTTAAAGATCAGTATAGAGCTCAAATTGCCAAAGCTAGAAAAGCAATTTACAGCGACTAATTGCTACAACTGATCTGATAAGGAGTTGAATTCAAAATGGAGCAATCTTTAGGATCTAGGCTAAGACATGCCTGGAATGCATTCAGGAATCGAGACCCCACTCCAAACTACGGCGATGTCGGAACGACTTATTATCGTCGACCCGACCGAATTCATCTAACAAGAGGTAATGAACGCTCCATTGTGACGTCGGTCTTTAACCGAATTGCATTGGACGTTTCTGCTATTGGCATTAGGCATTGCCGTATCGACGAGGACGGTCGCTACCTTTACGACATAAAGTCGGGGCTCAATAATTGTTTAAATCTTTCAGCCAACACTGATCAGACTGGGCGCGCATTTATACAAGATGCTGTAATGTCGATGCTGGATGAAGGTTGTGTTGGTCTTCTTCCAATCGAGACAGATTTGGACCCTAAGGTTACACAATCCTATGATATTCTTTCTATGAGAACCTGTAAAATTATCGAATGGCGGCCAGCTCATGTTAAGGTTCGCGTCTATAATGAGGAAACAGGTAAGAAAGAAGAGATCGTCGTACCTAAGAAGATGATCGCTATTGTCGAGAACCCGCTGTATGCGGTGATCAATGAACCGAACTCGACTATGCAGCGACTGATGAGAAAGCTTAGCCTGCTGGATGTGACAGATGAGCAAACGGCATCTGGCAAACTTGATCTTATCATTCAGTTGCCTTATGTTATTAGGACTGAGGCTAGACGCCAGCAGGCCGAAAATCGGCGAAAAGACATCGAGATGCAGCTTTCTGGTTCTAAGTATGGAATTGCTTATACTGATGGTACTGAAAGAATCACCCAGCTGAACCGATCACTTGAGAATAACCTCATGAAGCAGGTTGAGTATCTCACTAATCTGCTTTACAGTCAACTTGGGATCACTCAAACTGTTCTGGATGGAACAGCTGATGAGCAGACAATGCTTAACTACTATAGCCGAACAATCGAACCAATCATTTCTGCGATTGCTGATGAGATGAAACGAAAATTTCTGTCTAAAACTGCTCGGTCTCAGCTTCAGACAATCGCATTCTTCAGAGATCCTTTCAAACTGGTTCCGGTCAATAATATTGCCGAGATTGCAGATAAATTTACTCGTAATGAGATTCTTACCTCCAATGAAATTAGGCAGATTATTGGTATGAAACCGTCCGATGACCCGAAGGCTGATGAATTGCGCAATAGTAATATCTCTCAGTCTAAAGAAGAAGGGGCTGCCGAGTTAGAGCAAGTGGAAGAGGAACCGCCATTTGCTGATCGTCCCGTTAGCGAGATTACGCCATAAAGGAGGGAATCAAAATGGCTAAATCCAAGTATTCCGATTGCGATTTTTCTGGATGGGCAACACGCAACGACCTTGTTTGTGGCGATGGTCGGATCATTAAGAAAGACGCATTCAAAGACAATGATGGGAAGAAGGTCTCCCTAGTATGGAACCATAATCATGATTCCCAGGATGCTGTGCTTGGTCATGCATTTCTGGAAAATCGTGGTGATGGTGTATATGCCTACTGCTATTTCAATAATACCGATGCTGGCAAGACGGCTAAACAGCTGGTCCACAATGGTGACGTTAGCTCGCTATCTATCTGGGCTAACAAACTTCAGCAGCATAATCTTGCCAACGGATGCAAGGAAGTTATACATGGTGACATCAAGGAATTGAGTCTGGTTCTTGCTGGAGCCAATCCTGGTGCGTACATTGATTTTGTCATGGCTCACAGTGACGATGGCGATGATTCCATTGATGAGCTGTATGCTGGCTACAACGAAAATATTATGATTCATTCTGCTGATGATGCAGAAGACAATAAAAAGGAGGATAAGAAAATGGTTGACGAAAAGAACAACAATAAGGGCGAGAAGACCGTAGCAGATGTATTCAATGAGCTGACCGAGGAGCAGAAGACTGTAGTTTATGCTATGATTGGTCAGGCCCTGGAAGACGCTGGTGTGTCTGACGACGATGACGAAGAAGGAGGCAACATGAAGCATAACGTATTTGACAACGAAGATAACTACATGGACAATGTCCTGACCCATTCCGATATGAATGAGATCCTGCAGCTGTCCAAGAATCCTGGTATCGGCAGCTTCCAGCAGGCTCGTGAGATGTTTGAGGCTGAGAATGACCTGGAGCACAATGCTTTTGATGATGACACTCTCGGCACTCTGATGCCTGAGTACAAGCTTGTTGGCCCTGCGGAGCCCAAGATCCTGTACCCTGATGATACATGGGTGTCTAGTGTTATCAACGGCGTGCATAAGTCTCCCTACAGTCGTGTTCGTACCCGCCGTGCAGATGCTCGTAAGGCCGAACTGCAGGCTCTTGGCCATGAGAAGGGCAACTACAAGAAGGACACCAAGAAGATTCAGCTGCTTGGCCGTACTCACGATGCTCAGACCGTGTACGTGAAAGATAAGATCGACCGTGATGATATCCTGGACATTACCGATTTCGATCTTGTGGCCTATAACTGGAAGATCCTGCGCCATACCCTGGAGCAGACCTTGGCTCAGGCTATTCTGATCGGTGATGGCCGTGATGATCTGGACCCCGACAAGATTAAGGAAGATCATATTCGATCCATTTGGCACGATGATGAGCTGTACTGCATTCATCAGGATGTCGATATTACTTCTGCCAAGCAGAAGCTGCAGGGCACTGCGACTGGCCAGAACTTCGGCGATAACTACGTGTATTCCGAGGCTATTATTGAGGCTGCTCTGTACTCTCGTGAGAAGTACAAGGGCTCCGGTAATCTGACCTTCTACTGCACTCCTCATCTGCTGAATGTGATGCTGCTGGCTCGTGACCTGAACGGCCGTCGTATCTATTCTTCCAAGAATGATCTGGTTGCTGCTCTGAATGTCAGTGACATCAAGACCATTGAGCAGTTCGAAGGTCTGGTTCGTACCACCTCCGACAATAAGAAGAAGAAGCTGCTTGGTCTGTTTGTTAATCTGGCTGATTATCAGCTGGGCTGTGTTAAGGGCGGCGAGATCACCAAGTTTGAGGACTTCGATATCGACTTCAACCAGCACAAGCTGCTGCTGGAAACTCGTGTGTCTGGTGCTCTGGTAGAATGGTACTCTGCCATCGCTCTGGAAGAGGATGTCACCAACGCTGGTTAATTACCAACCACAATACTTTAAGGAGGTAACACATAATGGATAGAATCTATGATCAGGCTAAGGATCAGAATGTTGCTGCTCTGGTAATTTATGCCAAGGAGACAGCTGACAATAAGGCTTATGCTGATTCCGAGTGTAAGGTCCAGATGAAGACCAGCGAGCTGAAGGATGCCTTTATTAAGCGCGCCCTTGTTAAGGTTGGCGAAGGATACTTTGTCCCCGTTTCCTTTACAGTGTCTGGTAAGATCGGTACCGTAACCTATGCCAAGGCTGGATCTTCTTCCGGAACTGCCGCCACTGTTGCTCTTGCTGCCGTGGCCGACTAATTGATCGAGGTGAAAATTCAAAATGGGTAAATGGGCTGGAAAGATTGGCTTTGCTGTTCCTAAGGAGACTGCTCCCGGCGTATGGAAGGACGAGATCGTGCCCCGTACTTACTATGGTGACATGACTCGAAATACTCGACGGCTCCAGTCGTCCGGCAATCTCAATGATAATCTCGTCATTGCAAACGAGCTCTCTATCGTTGCAGATCCATACGCCAATGAGAATTTTCACGCGATCCGTTATGCAGAGTTTATGGGTGCTAAATGGAAAATTAGCAGTGTTCAAGTTCAGTACCCTAGACTAGTGCTGGAGCTGGGGGAGGTATACAATGGCTAATCGCTTAGATTTACAAGCCGAGTTGGAAGAACTGCTCGGATCAAGAAACGTGTATTTTCAACCCCCGGCTTCAGTACGAATTAACTATCCTGCGATTGTATATACTCGGAGCGATATCGACAATACATTTGCTGATGACTCCGTTTATATGCAGTCGCATTTTTACGAAGTGACTGTGATTGATGAAGATCCTGATAGTAAAATCGTTGACGCCGTAAGCAAGCTACCAACTTGTCGATTTAGTAGACATTTTATTTCTGAAAATCTCAATCACGACACCTTCATTATCTATTATTAAAAGGAGGAAACATATATGGCTAAACTCGTATGGGATAAGACCGGTGATCATTTTTATGAGACCGGTGTAAAGAATTGCGTTCTGTACATTCCGACTGCGGGTGTGTATAACAAGGGCGTGGCGTGGAATGGTATCACCTCTGTTACCGAAAGCCCCTCTGGCGCTGAAGAGTCCCCGTTGTACGCCGACGACATCAAGTATCTGAGCCTGTATTCTGTAGAGGAATTTGGCGCTACTATCGAGGCCTATACTTATCCCGATGAATTCGCGGAGTGCGATGGTTCTGCCGAGATCGCCAAGGGCGTAATGATCGGTCAGCAAAATCGTAAGACTTTCGGTCTGTGCTATAAGACCACGATCGGTAATGATGTGGATGGAAACGACCATGGGTACAAGCTGCATATTATCTATGGTGCTATGGCTTCTCCCTCTCAGAAGGCCTATTCCACTATCAATGATAGCCCTGAGGCGATCACTTTCTCTTGGGATCTGACTACCACTCCTGTGACTGTGAACGGCAAGAAGCCCACTGCTTCTATCACAATTGATTCCACCAAGGCTGATGCTGAGAAGCTGGCTGCTCTGGAGGAGATTCTGTATGGTAAGGACGGCACTGGTGTCGATAGCCAGACTGGCGCTAAGGAGCCTCGGCTGCCCCTGCCTGATGAGATCGCTACCTTGATGGAAGCCGCTGGCTAAGAAATAAACCTTTAGGGCCGTATTCAGGTAAGCTGGCGGCCCTACTTTTTAATTTTGAAAGGAGATTTTACAATGCTTAAGAAGACTATTACCTATGTCGACTACAATGGTGCTGAGCGCACTGAGGACTTTTACTTCAATCTGTCCAAGGCTGAGGTTATGGAGATGGAGATGAGCACTTCCGGAGGTTTGGCCGAGATGATCAAGAAGATTGTCGCAGCTCAAGACGCCCCGGCTATCATCAAGATCTTCAAGGACCTGATTCTTAAGGCTTATGGTGAGAAGAGCCCCGATGGTAAACGCTTCATTAAGTCCGAGGAAATCGCAACGTCCTTCTCTCAGACTGAAGCCTATTCCCAGTTGTTCATGGAGTTGGCCACCAATGCTGACGAGGCGGCTAAGTTCGTTAACGGAATTATTCCGGCTACTTCCGAGAAGTAATAACATAAATGGACCTGAGCGATGCTTGAAATTACAATACCAGCTACTGAACAGTGGGATGAAGTAACCGAGCAATTCGTCAGCACGAAAGAACAGAGACTGCAACTTGAGCATTCTCTTGTTTCTCTTTCAAAATGGGAATCTAAGTGGTGTAAATCATTTCTCTATACTAAAGAGAAAACATTTGAAGAAACACTAGACTATATAAGATGCATGACCATAACCCCACATGTAGCTCCTGAAGTTTACAAATGCCTCACCAAAGAGAACATAAAAGCTATAAATGACTATATCGGAGCTCCAATGACTGCTACATATTTTAACGATAATAGAAAAGGTCATGGAAGCCGAGAACAAGTGACTTCGGAGCTTATTTACTATTGGATGATTGCTTTGAACATTCCTTTCGAGTGCCAAAAGTGGCATCTTAATCGTCTCTTAACTCTAATTAGAGTTTGCAACATTAAAAATCAGCCGCCTAAGAAGATGAGTCGCAGTGCTATCATGAGCCGTAATGCAGCTTTGAATGCTGCTCGACGAAAACAATTAGGCACTACTGGATAAAAATAAGGAGGAATGACAAATGGCTAAAAGAGTGTACTTGTCTCCATCTAATCAGACGGAAAATTCGTATGCATACGGAAATACTACCGAGGCAGTTCAGTGTGGCAAAATTGCCGAGGCATGCCGCAATGCGCTTGTCCGGTGTGGTATTGAGGTGAAGGTTGGCCAGTATGATACCATGGCCAATCGTTGCGCCGCATCCAATGCATTCGATGCAGACCTGCATGTGCCTATTCATACAAACGCATTCAACGGCTCTGTTACTGGAACTCGTATGTTCTGCTACAGAAAGAATGGCGAGGGCTACAAGGCCTGTAAGAGCATCTTTGCGGTACTTGCTCCTATTACACCGGGTGATAGCGAGAGTATTTCTGTAAATTCTGAACTGTATGAAGTTCGTGTTCCGGCAGCCCCTACCGCTTATATTGAGGTTGAGTTCCACGATAATGAGGCCTCTGCCAAGTGGATTGTGGAGCATACTACGGAAATCGGCGAGGCTATTGCCAAGGGAATCTGCAATTACTTCGATATTACCTATAAGACCGAGAGTAAACACGACCAGACTCCGTCTAAGAAGTCTGTCGATGAACTTGCTCGTGAGGTGATCCGTGGCGAATGGGGTAACGGTGCAGATCGTAAGAATCGGCTTACCAAGGCAGGTTACAATTACAATGCCATTCAGAGCCGTGTCAACCAGCTCCTCGGTAATACTCCTCAGCCCGCTAAGCTGAGCATTGATGAACTTGCTCGTCAGGTTATTCGTGGTGAATGGGGTAATGGTCATGAGCGGAAGGAGCGCTTGACCGAGGCTGGCTATGACTACGACAGAGTTCAGGCTCGAGTGAACGAGATTCTGTAAGGAGATAACGATGATAGAGTTCAGACAAAAGGGTGACTTCTCAAAGCTTACTAGATACTTAGAAAAAGCCAAAGAAGTTGTTAAACTCGGCGATCTTGATAGGTATGGTCGAGCTGGAGTTGCCGCCCTTGCGTCTGCAACCCCAGTGGCCTCTGGTGTAACTGCCAATTCGTGGTATTACAAAATTACCGACAAAAACGGATCAGCAACGATCTCTTTTCACAATTCAAACATTCAAAATGGGGTCCCCATTGCCATTATTCTACAGTATGGTCACGGAACTAGGAATGGTGGTTGGGTAGAAGGACGAGACTATATAAACCCCGCTATTCGCCCTGTTTTTGATAAGATAGCAAATGATGCATGGGAGGAGGTTACTAAGCTGTGAGTAGGGAAATTGACGAAAAAGTCGTATCCATGCAATTCGACAACGCGCAATTCGAAAGAAATGTGCGGACTAGTATAGGCACGCTTGATAAGCTTAAACAAAGCTTAAACCTAGAGGGCGCAGCGAAAGGTCTTGAGAACGTTAACTCCGCCGCAAAGGGTTTCAGCCTAGCACCGCTCACTAACGGAATCGAGACTGTCAAAGCAAAGTTCTCGGCTCTTGAGATAATGGCTGTGACCACCCTTGCAAACATAACCAATTCGGCAGTCAATGCTGGTAAGAGAATTGCACATGCGTTTACTCTGGAACCGATTATGACTGGCTTCCAGGAATACGAAACCCAGATCAACTCTGTTCAGACGATTCTTTCTAACACCCGTAGCAAGGGGACAACCCTCGACCAGGTTAATGCGGCCTTGGATGAGTTGAACCGTTATGCGGACATGACTATCTATAACTTTACGGAGATGACCCGTAACATAGGTACGTTCACCGCAGCAGGCGTCGACCTGGACACCTCGGTCTCAGCTATTAAGGGTATTGCTAACCTGGCAGCCGTCTCCGGTTCAAATTCTCAGCAGGCATCCACGGCCATGTATCAGCTTTCTCAGGCGTTGGCCTCCGGTACTGTTAAGTTGATGGACTGGAACTCTGTTGTTAACGCCGGTATGGGCGGTCAGGTCTTCCAGGATGCATTGAAGGAGACTGCCCGTGTTCACGGTATTGCTATCGATGAAATGATTGAAAGCGAGGGCTCTTTCAGAGAAACCTTACAAAAGGGATGGCTTAGCTCGGAGATCTTAACCGAGACCTTGGCTAAGTTTACTGGTGACCTTACCGAGGAACAGCTAAAGTCGATGGGCTACACCGACGAGCAGGCGAAGTCTATCATGGCTCTGGGTGAGGACGCCAATAACGCGGCAACCAAGGTTAAGACCTTCACTCAGTTGATGGACACTCTGAAGGAAGCAGCGCAGTCGGGTTGGACTCAGACCTGGGAATACATTGTCGGCGACTTCGAAGACGCTAAGAAGCTTTGGACGAGTGTCTCGGATACACTCAGCGACATGATCAACAAGTCTTCCGAAGCTCGTAACAAGGTCGTTGGTGAGTGGGCAGAGAACGGTGGTCGTGCTGCTGCTATCGAAGCTGTCAAGAATTCTTTCGAGGCTTTGATGAACATTGTCAAGCCTGTTAAAGAAGCGTTCAGTGAGATATTTCCTCCGGTTACCTCCGAGCAATTGATCAAAGTGACCGAAAGGGTCAGAGATCTGACCGCGACGTTTAAAGAGTGGACCGAGAAGCACGGACCCCAAATCAAGTCCACATTCAAGGGAATATTTGCGGTTCTTGACATCTTTGCCACAGCTATCAAGAAAGTTGCTGGTGGGATGATTAAACTCATCAGTAACATAACCGGTCTTGGGTCGGGTCTCATCGGAATTAGCGGATCTCTTGGCAACTGGCTGAGTGGTCTTCGCGATTCCATTAAAGAAACCAACATATTTGGTAAGGCTGTAGACTCACTTGTTGGTTTTCTACAGAAAGCGATTGACAGTATTAAGGACTTCTTCGAGGCAATTGGTAAGAAAGTTGACTCCTCCGGACTCGAAGGATTCGCAAATGTTCTTAAGAATATTTGGACATTTATTTCTGAAATTGTGAAGTCCATTGGTGGTGCATTCGGCAAGTTCTTCAGAAGCGGTGATCTACAGACCGGCCTAAATGTTCTGAACAGCGGCGTGCTTGCATCTCTTCTTCTTGGATTAAAGAAATTTGTAAGCGGTGGCGCTCTTGATAAGGCTGGTGAATTCTTACAGAATCTTCTTGATCCTCTTGAAAACTTCAAAGAGAAGGTCAAGCCTGTTACCGGAATGCTTAGTGAACTTAAGGGATGCTTACAGGCCTATCAGCAGGATCTGAAAGCAAATGTTCTGCTCAAGGTTGCCGGGGCGATTGCTATTCTTGCTGCTGCTATATTTGTCATGTCCACTATTGATCCTTCGGATCTTGGCAATGCTCTCTCTGGAATGACTGTGCTCTTCATTGAGCTTGTTGGTGCTATGGCTGCTCTCGAGAAAATTGCTGATGGCTATAAGAAAGCTAACCAAGTTATCGGGATTATGCTCGGGATGTCTGTTTCCGTCCTTATTCTGGCAACATCTCTCAAGAAACTTTCCAGTTTGAGCTGGGGTGAACTTGTTAAGGGTCTTGCAGGTGTTCTTGGCTTAATGACGATTCTCGTTGGAACCATGAAGGCTTTATCTAAGACTGGAAGAAGTTTCAAGAAGGGTGCTAAGCAGATGGTCATCATGTCTGCAGCTTTGATGATTCTCGTTTCAGTTTGCAAGAAACTCTCTGAGTTGAGCTGGGGCGAATTGGCAAAGGGCGTTGCGGGCATAGGTGGAATTCTTCTCGTCTTTGTTGGGTATCAGGCTCTCATGAGCAAGATCAAGTCCACAAAAATGATGCGTGCTGCTATTTCCCTTGCGATAATCGGTGGAGCAATGGAGATATTTGCCGATGTATGTAAGAAGTTCTCCACCATGGAATGGGGCGGTCTTGCAAAGACAGGTGGGGCTATGGCTGGAATACTTTCCCTTGCGGCCGGGTTCGCTTTGCTCTCAGGTCTGTCGAAGAAGATGGCACTTAGCTCTATAGCATTGATTATCATCGGATCTTCTATGGAGATATTTGCAGATGTCTGTCAGAAGTTCTCTACAATGGAATGGGGCGGTCTTGCGAAAGCAGGAGCTGCTATAGGCGGTATATTAGTTCTTGCGGCTGGTTTTACTCTGCTGTCTGGCTTATCGAAGAAGATGATTGCTTCGGTCGTCAGCTTAACTATTATCGCAGCAGCGATGGAGATATTTGCCGATATTTGCCAGAAGTTTGGTGGAATGGACTGGGAGCCGCTCATTAAGGCAGGTGCCGCTATTTCTGGCATTTTGGCTATAGCAGCGGGATTTGCTATATTGTCAAATCTGTCTTCTGGAATTTTAAAGGCCTCTGCCGCACTGCTTGTCATGGCTGCGGCCCTTGCCATTCTGGCACCAGTGCTTAAGGCCATTGGAGCTATGCAGGTAAGTAGCATTGTAAAAAGTCTTGCTGCTATTGCTGGTGTGTTTGCTCTTATTTGGGTTGCGGGCATTGCTCTTGCCCCCGTAATCCCGGTTATATTGTCCCTCGCTGGCGCCATTGCTTTGCTTGGTGTTGCCGCTCTTGCATTTGGAGCTGGTGTTACACTAATTGGTGCTGGTGTGACCTCTCTGGCAATAGGAATGGCTGCTGTTGTAGCAGAAACTGTTAACAGTATCTTAACCATACTGGAGGGGCTTGGAGAAGCTCTTGTTCTTATTGGCAAAGCTGTAACTGAGGCGGCTCCAATAATTGGCCTGGCAATAACCTCTGTTATTTTAGCAGTTGTCGACACCTTGGTCGAGTCAATACCGGCGATCGCAGAAGGAATCATGAAGATCCTGATGGGCGTTCTTGAAGTTCTTGTCAAATATGCTCCAACAATTGTGAACTATTTGTTCGATTTTCTAATCGGACTAATCGACGCCCTTGGTAAGAGAATACCAGATCTTATTGTTGCTGTCGTCAACTATTTCGGTAAATTGTTCTCGGGGGTTATAGATGCCCTTAAAAGCATAGATACTGGGACTCTCGTCAATGCTATCCTTGGTGTTGGCTTGATATCAGCTTTTATAGTCGCTCTAAATGCCCTCACGGCACTTATTCCCGGAGCAATGGTCGGGCTTCTTGGTCTTTCTGCATTGGTTGCGGAGCTTGGTCTTGCCCTTGCTGCACTTGGAGCAATAAGCCAGATTCCCGGTCTCGACTGGTTGATTTCTGAGGGTGGCGCATTTCTTCAAACGATAGGAACCGCTATTGGTCAGTTTATAGGAGGCATTATTGGCGGTATTGCAAAGGGCGCAACAAGTGCTCTGCCTAGCATTGCTACTGATTTGTCGACCTTTATGGTCAATATTGCGCCATTCCTTACCGGTGCAAAGCTCATTGATCAGACTGCTATGGAAGGGGTAAAGTCCCTTGTCGAAGTGATGGCACTCCTCACCGGAGCAAGTTTCATGGAGAGCATAGCATCTTGGCTTAGTGGTGGCTCGTCCTTCACAGACTTTGCCGATAAGCTGGTTGTCTTCGGTGAGTCAATGAGGACATATGCAGACACAATAAGCGGTATGGATGTTGAGGCTGTCCAGGCATCTGCTGCCGCAGCTTCTGCGCTTGCCGATTTGTCAAGAAGCCTTCCAAGATCTGACGGCTGGATGCAGACTATTCTCGGATCTAAAGACCTTTCCGACTTTGGAAATAAGCTTATTTCCTTCGGAGACAGTATGACGGCATATTCTCTTGCTATAGCTGGTATGAATGTCGAGGCCGTCCAGGCATCTGCCATCGCCGGTCAAGCTTTGGCTGATCTGACAAATTCTTTGCCTAGATCTGACGGTTGGATGCAGACGATTCTTGGATCTAAAGATATTTCTTCCTTTGGCCAGAAACTTGTATCTTTCGGTACTGGTCTTAAGCGATATTCAGAATCTATTGTCGGAATTGATGTCGAAGCCATTAATCAGTCTGCGTCGGCTGGAAAGGCCCTATCCGATCTGACAAATTCTTTGCCAAAGAGTGATGGTTGGGTCCAGACAATTCTCGGATCTAAGGATCTTGATGATTTTGGCGAGAAGCTTTCCAATTTTGGAGGGAGTCTTAATAAGTATAGCCAGCAGGTATCTGGAATAGATCTTGCTGCACTATCAGGTTCAACAACGGCATTCAAATCTCTGGTCAACATGGCTGAAGAAATTGTTGATGTTAACTATGACGGACTCGATTCACTTGGAAATAATCTTAAGAAGTTCTCCAATAACATCAATATTCTCGATGCTGAGAAGATGGATACCGTAGGCAAAGCAAGTACAAACATTATCAATTTGTCAAAGACTATTTCTGGGGCCGATTTCTCTGGCTTTGAGCGGCTTGGAGATTCGATCAAGAAAATGGTTGACAGTCTTGAGGCTCTCGATGCTTCTAATCTCGATTCTGTCGGCGATTCGTTAATGAGATTGGCCGATTCGAGCATAGCTTCGTTCGTAAACGGTGTCAACAGCACAAGTACGAACGTGTATTCTGCTGGCCAAAGCCTCATCAAGAATCTCAGAAACGGCGCCATGTCTGAGGTATCCGCTTTAAGCACCGGTGTTGGAGAAATGCTCGAGTCTATTCTTGAGCGTATCAGATCCAAGAATAGCCTGTTTATTAAAGCCGGCAAGAGTTTAATAACTAAGTTTGGATCAGCGATGAAGAGTGGAGTCTCTTATGTTAAGAATGCCGTCATATCCATATTGGATTCGGCTATTTCTAATATGGATTCCTATCATGCCAGTTTTCATAAGACAGGTGCATATTTGGCTGAAGGATTCGCTGACGGAATTAGTTCCAATTCCTACTTAGCAACCGCAAGAGCTACTGAAATGGCTAAAGCAGCTGAAAGGGCGGCTCGTAAGCAGCTTCGTACTCATTCTCCTTCTAAGGTGTTCCAAAGTATTGGTCGCTTTGTATCTCAGGGCTTTGCTCGTGGTATCGATGACTTGAGTTGGATGGGTGCTGATTCGGCCGCTTCGATGGCGAAGGAAGCAATAAAGGGCACTGGAAATGCAATCTCCCGTATCGCAGATCTTGTCTCTGAAGACATTAATACCGAGCCAACAATCCGTCCAGTTCTGGATCTCAGTGATATTTCCTCCGATGCAAATCGTCTCAATAGCATGTTTGATATGCGCCCATCCATCGGACTTATGTCTAATGTTAGTGCTGTCAATTCTATGATGAATAGCAATCATAATAGAGCTACCAACGACGATGTGATCTCTGCTATTAAGGATCTTGGAGGAAAACTCGGTTCTTCTGGCGATACATACAACTTCGGCGACTTTACATATGATGACAATAGTAATGTTTCCGAAGCAGTAAAAGCCCTAGTTAGGGCAGCAAGACTTGAGAGGAGGACGTAATCTATGGTAACGGTCAAAAATTTGACTGTAGCTAAGCAAAGCGGAAGCAATACACATTATGCAACCTGGAGCTTTAGCGGTGGAACCGTGGTCACGTCCGGTTCCATAAAAGTCGGCAGCCTTGTTACGATTAAGTCGGGGGCTACGTACTACAATGGCGTAGCCATCCCGTCTTTCGTAATGAATGATAAATGGTACGTTGTCGAAGTATACGGAGATCGAGCAGTACTTGGAAAGAATCAGAGTGGAACTCACAATATTCAAAGTCCTATCAAAGTAAGTAATCTTAATGGCGGCTCCTCTGGAGGGGGCTCGGTATCTTTGAGCACGTTTGACCACTATGAAGTGCAGTGGTATTATGATACAGGTGATAATATTTGGTTTAATGGCGGTTCTACTACGACCAAGGAAAACCAAGCAACTTACAATGCACCTGAAAATGCCATATTCATAATGGTGTCTGTTACCCCGGTCTCTAAAACGTATCGAGTTAATAATACCGAGACGTCTTATTGGACTGGAACAAAGGCTCAGAAGAAATATGCAATTGCGAGTGACCCTCCGGAGAAGTTGTCGGCGCCTTCCGTTACAATTGACCAGTATAAGTTAACAGCTCTCATTGAAAATATCTCTGATGCTCGAGCTGATAAAGTCGAGTTTCAGGTTTTCAATGGTACAAAGCTTACTAATAGCGGTTCTGTCACGGTGCAAACCTGCCAAGCGTCGTTCTCTTGCACTGTTTCAGCAGGAGGAGAATATCGAGTTCGATGCCGGGCAATAAACTTGAACGGAACAAGTGAGATCCCTGGCGAATGGTCAGCATATTCAAATAGCCTCAAATCTGTTCCTTCGATGCCTGATGCTATAACCGTGTGTAAGGCTTCCTCAGAAACTTCAGTATATTTGGAGTGGACTCAGGTTACCAGCGCCGATAGTTACGACATTGAATATACAACTGAGAAGCGATATTTTGATGGCTCGGATCAAACGACTACTGTGACCGGAATCGAGTTTAACCATTACGAGAAGACTGGGCTTGAATCTGGAGATGAATATTTTTTCAGAGTAAGATCGGTCAATAGCAATGGGCATTCTCCATGGTCTGCAATAGCATCTGTTGTTATTGGTAAGACACCAGCTGCTCCAACAACTTGGTCGTCCACAACAACTGCTATTACTGGCGAAAATGTGACTCTTTACTGGGTTCACAATGCCGAGGATAATTCGACTCAAACATATGCTGAGTTGGAGATGACTGTTAATGGCTTAACCGAAACTAGGACGATAAAGAATGATCGAGGCGAAGAGGATAAGGATAAAACTAGCTCCTATATTATCAAAACAATGGCCTTCTATCAGGTTATCAAAAGCGGAGATACATACACCAAGACAACTACGGTCCTAGATTCGGAACCGGCAGGAAGTACTGCTACGTCTGCTACAACTGTAACGGGCGAGACTGTATATTCTTACATTGACGGTTCTGAGACGAAGTATTACTGTAAGAAGTCTTATAGTTATGCAGATGGCGCAGAGATAAAGTGGAGAGTGCGAACTGCCGGAATTACAAAGACGTACGGCGATTGGTCAATAATGCGAACAATCAACGTATATGCTCCTCCGACATTAACACTTACAATTACTGATATCGATGGGGATAGTATTGACACAGTAACAACATTTCCGTTTTATCTTTCCGGTCTTGCTGGTCCAAATACTCAGGCTCCGATCGGGTATCACGTAACTATATCTTCAAATTCTACTTATGAGACCGTGGATAGCGTTGGTAACACAAAGATCGTAAATGCTGGGAATAGCGTATATTCTAAGTATTTCGATACGAATGAGCCACTGCTTGTCGAGTTCTCAGCCAACAATCTTGATCTTGAAAACGGCATTACTTACACAATTACATGTATCGCTTCCATGAATTCGGGGCTGACTAAAGAAGAGGCTAAGACATTTACAGTTAACTGGAGCGACGCATCTTACAATCCAGATGCTGGAATTGCCATTGACAAGGACGCTCTAGTTGCATACATAACCCCTGTTTGTCGAGATGACAATGGAGTTACTGTCGAAAATGTCCTATTATCTGTCTACAGACGTGAATTTGATGGGAGTTTTACCGAAATTGCGAAGGGTATCGATAGCTCTAAAAATACGGTTGTTACAGATCCTCATCCATCTCTTGACTACGCACGTTATAGAATTGTAGCTATTACGAAGAATACTGGCGCAGTCGGCTTCAATGATATCCCTGGCTATCCAGTTGGATGCAAGGCCATTATCATTCAATGGAATGAGGAGTGGACTGAATTTGACTCGTCTTCAAGCGAGCAGATGATGGAGCAACCTTGGACAGGATCTATGCTCAAATTGCCTTATAATATTGATGTGTCTGACGATCATGACCTCGACGTATCTCTTATCGAGTATATCGGTCGTGCTCACCCCATTAGTTATTATGGTACGCAGCGTGGTGAAACAGCCACCTGGAGTATGCAGATTGACAAGAGCGATAGAGAAACTCTATATGCTCTTCGTCGATTGGCTATATGGATGGGCGATGTCTATATTCGTGAGCCATCTGGTAGTGGCTATTGGGCAAGCATCAAGGTAACCTTTAGCCAGAAGCATAGAGAGTTGACGATTCCAGTTACGCTTAGTATTACAAGAGTGGAAGGAGGGGTGTAACATGCCGGATTGGTCAGCATCGATGCAGCAATCGTTTGAATACTACATTGTTGATCCTGGTACTTGGAAAGAGTCTAAGCGCCTTGATAATGTGATATCATGCAGTATTACAAGAGACTCCAGTGTTGAGACTCTCGGATCTGCCACAATCGATGTAACTAATTCTGTTGGGGAATGCTACATAAGAGCATACCTAGTTACAATTCAAAATGGACTAAGAGAGCGTCATCCTCTTGGTACTTTCTTAGTCCAAACCCCTTCTTCAAGCTTTGATGGCAAGATTCGAAATGTTTCTATGGACGCCTACACGCCATTGCTTGAGCTCAAGGAGAATCCGCCACCTCTTGGATACTCGATATTCAAGAGCGAGAACATCATGGAGAAAGCGTATCAGATAGCTCGTGAGCATACGAGAGCCCCTGTTGTCCAGGCTTCTTCTGCAAATACTTTGTACAATGACTTTGTGGCAAACTCTGGAGACACGTGGCTCTCTTTTCTCACAGATTTGATAGCTAATGCAAAGTACAATTTTGAACTTGATGAATTTGGCCGGATCTTATTTTCTCCTAAACAAGATACTGCATCTCTCCAGCCTGTCTGGACTTATGATGACAATAACAGCTCAATACTTTATCCAAGCATATCTATGGACCATGATCTTTATGGCATTCCAAATGTTGTGGAGGTCATATACTCAAATGGACGAGACTTCTATTATGCAAGAGTTGTCAACGATGATCCTAATAGTCCGACATCTACAATAAGTCGTGGCCGTGAGATTGTGCACCGTGATACAAATCCTAGTGTCATTGGAGATCCAACAAATGCACAGATCCAGGAATATGCTAGAACGCTTCTGAGATCGCTATCAACAGTTGAATATACTGTATCCTATACGCATGGATATTGCCCAGTTCGGCTCGGAGATTGCGTGCGAATCAATTATGCTCGGGCGGGTATAGTAGACGTAAAAGCCAGGGTTATTAGCCAGTCTATCAAATGCGAGCCCGGTTGTCCGGTGACCGAGAAAGCAGTCTTTACTACTAAACTATGGAGGTGATATGTTATGCCTTTGTTGACCGACCTTATATCGCAATTTGTAAAGGTTACGAAGAGCGAACCAGAGGAATCGAAGGAATCTACTGCCTACGGCACAACGGTCGAGTATAACGGGTCTATATATGTAAAACTCGATGGTTCCGACCTACTCACACCCATAGTTACCACTGCAGATGTGAAATCTGGTGAACGAGTAACAGTAATGATCAAAGATCATACTGCAACTGTTACAGGAAATATTTCATCGCCAGCAGCGAGAACAGGAGATGTAAAAGATCTTGGTAACAAGATTTCCGAGTTTGAAATTGTTATAGCTGACAAAGTTAGCGTTGAGCAGCTTGAGGCAGAGATTGCTAGAATTGATAGCCTGGTGGCCGATAATGTGACTATTAAGGAACGTCTCACTGCAAGTGAGGCAGAGATCGATACCCTTATAGCCGACAATGTGGTTATCAACGAGAAACTGACGGCGCATGATGCCTCCATCGAGAATCTCGAAGCCACCAAAATCGATGCCGAGATTGTTGAGGCTACGTACGCCACGATCGAGAGCTTGGAAGCTACGGACGCCAAGTTTAATAACCTAGAGTCCACATATGCAACTATTGTCAGTCTCAATGCTCAGAAAGCACGGATTGATGATCTCGATGCTAAAAAGTTGTCAGCTGAGCAAGCGAATCTGAAGTACGCTAATATTGATTTCACAAATATCGGAAAAGCCGCTATTGAGAATTTTTATGCTACTTCAGGTATCATCAAGGATCTTGTCATCGGAGATCAGACTGTGACTGGAAAGCTTGTTGGTGTTACCATTGTAGGTGATCTGATCGAAGGTGGTACAGTAAAGGCAGATAAATTGGTCGTACTTGGCTCGGATGGCCTCTACTATAAGCTTAACACAGATGGTGTTTCAACTACTACGGAACAGACCGAATATAACAGCTTGAATGGTAGCATCATAACTGCCAATACAATCACTGCCGATAAGATCAATGTGAAAGACCTAGTCGCCTTTGATGCAACAATCGGCGGATTTAATATTTCCGACAATGCTATATATTCTGGAGCAAAAGCTGCCATTGACAATACTACAAATGGTATTTATATGGATAAGAACGGTCAGATTGCAGTCGGTAATGGCACTAGCTATTTGAAATATTTCAAAGATACCGATGGAAGCTACAAGCTTGTTATATCCGCTGAGAGCATGATATTCAGTGCAACCGGAAAGACTGTTGATGAGACTATAAGCGACACACAGACCGCAATGAGTCAACAGAATGCCGAAACAATTGCTCTATGTAATCAAGCCATTAAAGATGCTCTTGATGCTTATGTCCAAGACGGAGACTATGCAAAATTCGTTGAAGCCGTTCAAGAACAGATGGCAAATATGGAAGCCACTATAACAAAAAATTTCAAGACAAACTCCGAACAGACTAAAGAAGTCGGCAGCGATTTGGATAATCGTTTCCAGGAGTTAAGAAAGTATATTCGTTTTGGCGAAAACGGAATTGAAATTGGTGCCGGAGAGAATGCTCTTAAACTTGTACTTGATAATAATATCATCTACTTTGAGCAAAACGGTGTACAAAAAAGCTGGTGGGATGGCAACGACTTCCATATTGGTAATATTAAAGTCGATGTCTCAAAGCGTGCACAGTTCGGTAACTTTGCATTTATTCCTAGATCCGATGGATCTTTGATGTTCTTGAAGGTGACTGATAGCGAGGAGGTGACTAGCTGATGGCGCTGAGTGGAAGCGTTTCTACCAATGCTGGTGAAGACGGAAGATATTATAAGCTGTCATGGACCGCAACTCAATCTATAGCTAACAACACATCTACTATATCCTGGACTCTGGAAGCAAAAGGCGCTGGCAGTAGTTGGTTAGCAGAAAGAACGGTTTATGTTAACATTGACGGTTCTAGCGTCTACAGTAAGTCTGCCTATACAGAACGATATGCTGGAACGGTAGCAAGTGGCACAAAGACTCTTAGCCACAATAGCGATGGAACTAGATCCTTTAGCGTTAGCTTGGGCGCTGCTGTATATTACAGCTCAGTTACTTGCACTGGTTCAGATTCATTTACACTTAATACAATCGCCCGCAAGTCTGATTTGACAGTTGGCAATGGAACACTTGGATCTTCGCAGACCATATCAGCATCTAGGAAATCCTCAGGTTTTACCCATACTTTAACATGGAAGTGCGGATCTTATAGTGGAACAATTGCCTCTAAGTCCTCGTCGACGTCTTGGTCATTTACACCGGCGCTTAAACTTGCTGAAGGCTCACCGAATGGGACGAGTGTATATTGTAGTTTTACGCTTACTACATATAATGGGTCTAGTTCTATCGGTTCCGTAACCAAATCTGTGCAGCTTTTCATTCCGTCGAGTGTTGTTCCAACCTGCAGTTTGGAGTTGTCTGATGCAAAAGGTTATGCCGCAACTTATGGCGGGTATATTCAAGGGCAGTCAACACTTAGTGTAAATGTTAATGCTGCAGGAAAGTATGGCTCGACAATATCAACATATTCTACGTCTGCAAAAGGCTCCACATATACGTCGAAGACATTTGAGACAGGACCATTAAAGACATCTGGCAGTAATACGATCAATACAACCGTTAAAGACAGTCGCGGTCGTACAGTATCTGCATCTTCAAGCATTACGGTGATCCCATATTCCATGCCAAAAATTTCGTCGCTCAGTGTCTATAGATGCAATTCGGATGGAACTGAGAACGATCGAGGATCTTATGCTAAGATCGTACTTGAATATTCCGTTACTAGTCTTTCTAATCAGAATACAAACTCTGCTGTCCTGAAATATAAAAAGACTAGTGAATCTGTATGGACCCCAATTACAATTACGCCAACTTCATATAACATGAGTTATGAGACCGTAATTGCGGCTGATGATGGAAGCGCATATGATATTTTACTTGAGGTTACGGACGCATTTACAACGAGTACAAGCAAGACTTCAGTTTCAACAGGTTTCTGTTTGTATCATATTCCTGCATCCGGAAAAGGAATCACTTATGGTGGGATTGCAGAATCAGATGGATTTAACGTGCACATGAAGGCGCACTTCTCGGAAGATGCCCATTTTTCTAATGGCATTACTGAGGATATTCGAATCTATCCTTCCGGTGACTGCAATACTCTTCTGACAAGCGGAAACTATTATATTGGTTCCTTGGGTAAGAATAAACCAGGAGATGGCGCTGATGGATGGCTAACGGTTAAGTCATTTAATGGTGGTGAATACTGCTATCAGGAATACGTGACGTACAAAGGTGCACAATATTTTCGAATGAGAGATAATGGGACTTGGGGAACCTGGATTCGGAGTAGTGCTTACGACATTGTCGTTGACCATGGGACTTCGGGCAACTGGAGATTTACTAAATGGGCTTCTGGAGATGCAGAGCTGTGGTACTATGGAACGGTAAAACCCACTTCAACTAGCGCTATCGGTAGTGGCATCTATACAAATATTATATCGCTTACTGCGCCATTTGGTGTGACTGGTAATGTTTGTATAACTGGAACCGCCCAAAATTTGTATTTTCTCTCAAACACGGACTGGAGTTACGCTAATAAAACCATTTCTTTCCGTCTACAACGACAAAAAGCAATGACTCTCGGAGCTCTTGAGGTCATGCTATACGTTAGCGGGAAGTGGAAAGTATAAAGTATATTTTATAAGGAGGAATAATTATGAATATGTCTAACAAGGTGTATGATGTTCTGAAGTGGATTGCTATGTATCTGCTTCCTGCGATCGGTACTCTGTACTTCGCGCTGGCAGGGATTTGGAACTTTCCCTATGGTGAGCAGGTGGTCGGCACCATTACCGCCGTCGATACTTTCCTAGGTGTAATCCTTGGTATTAGTACAGCTCAGTACAATAAGAAGGTCGAAAAGTAAGTTACATAATAAAAGAGTGAGCGGCTTTATGCTACTCACTCTTTTATTTTTGCTTCAATCAGATTCGCGATATTTACATATTCCTTTATGAGAAACAATTAGATAAAGGAGAGTAATAACATGAGCAAAAAGAATCGTAAACGGAGACGTAGCTTTATGATGTATATGCAGGATACATATAAGAATAAGCTTACAGCTATTGTGCTGATGGCTATTTCTATAGTGCCTATATTATTGGATCATGATGCTACACTTTTAGTGGTTATGATTGCTTTCGCTGGGCCATTATTCTTTGCAAAGGATAATTGGATCTACTAAAGATTGAGCCGCAATGGCTCTTTCTTTTTATGCATCTCTTATATTTTACGGGACCAGAAGATTGCAGATGATGTTTCTTTTACAAAGTCAAAAATTTCCCGGAGTGGATTTTTGAAAAAACAATTTGGAAAGGAGAAAAAGAAATGGAGTATTTGATCGGATTTTTAATTGGCTGCGTGGTTACGAGTATTATATCTTGGATTAGGCACCCTGTTCTCGGGCAGCTCAAAGTGGACGAACGAAATCCAGAGGATGTAAAATGGCGGTTTGTCTTAACTAAGGACATAAATTTCGCAATTCACAAACGAATCACCCTAAAAGTTGACAATCGTGCAGATCTTTCGCAAAATTAACACTTTCTATTATGGAACGTATTAGTTCACAACATTTGAAAAGGAGTTAATGAAAATGAGCATTAAGACGCAGTTAGAAGACGAAATTCGTGACGAATTCGAGGCCTTGAGAAAGATTGAGGTTGGTTCGGATACGTATCGAACGACTGTAGAGGGGCTGACCAAGCTTGTTGACAGAAAGATCGAGATGGATAAGGCCGAGGTCGATGCAAGGGAAAGAATCATTAAGCGTAATGACGATAATGAATTCAAGGAAATGCAATTGGCTGATGACCGTAAAGATCGAGCTATCAAAAATGGGCTTACGGTGGCAACTCTCGTGATCACAACTGGTACGACTATCTGGGGCATTCTCAAATCGCTCAAGATTGAGTTTAAGGACAACGAAATGATCACTTCAACTGTCGGTAAAGAGCTTATGAAAAGGGTTATTCCTTTTAAGAAGTAAGCACTAATACGAACGGAAAGGTTGAGTCCACATGGGCTCTTCCTTTTCCTTTCGCGAAAAATACACGGTGTATTATGAGAGAAAACAATTAGCTCATTTGGTAGAGCACTAAGTATAACTTAGAGGTAAATGGTTCGAATCCATTATTGTTACTCTTTTAATTTTCGGCAGCTTTAAGAGATGCAGTTGGAGGTGTGCTTTTGACAAAAAGAATATTCATCCGCGAGTCAAACACTCTCCTTTATGAAGACTAATGAATTTTTGAAAGGAGAAAGGACAAGTGGATGAATTGAAAATTAAAAGCGGATTTATGAGAGGTGTTGTTTCAAAGTTAGTAGAGAAGGCAATACATAAGAAATTTGGGTACAAAGTTGATATCCAAATTAATGATATTGATGTTGTTGTTACTGATGGAAAGGCACATATTCATCTGAATGCTGATGGAGAGATTGATAGTAACGAGTTCAAGAAATTTACGAAATTCATTGATATGTGAAAGGATTGAGGCTGCGGCCTCTTCCTTTTGACTTTTAAGCAAAGGGTTGAGTAATATGAGAAAACTAAATTCATTTTTCAAGATTCACTCATCAACAATATTGACTTATGCAGGAGCAATGGGACTTGTAGCAACTTCTATAGCATCCGCAATGGCAGCAGTAAAGGCCCATGATATTTTGGAGAAAGCAAAAGAAGAAAAAGGTTCAGATCTTACTAGATCAGAGACAACTGCAATAGCAGCCAAGATCTATATTTTTCCAATACTTATTGGCGCATCCTCAATAGCTTGTATATTTGGATCTAATATCTTGAGTAAACATCAGCAAAAATCCTTGGCAAGCGCCTATGCACTGATTGCAACTTCTTATTCTGAATACAAGGCAAAAGTAAAGGAGATATATGGTGAAAAAATGCACCAAGAGGTCATAGATGCAATTACTAAAGATAAAAATATTGGAGCTCATACTTATTCAGAACCGCTGCCTACAAATTGCAATTTAGGACTTGAAGATGATTCTATTGAACCACGATTATTTTATGATGAATACTCAAGCCGATATTTCGAGGCTACCATTGAGCAGGTTATATTAGCAGAGTATAATTTGAATCGAATTTATGTGCTTAGAGGTTATGCAGTTCTAAACGAGTTTTACAATTTCTTGGGCCTTGAGTCTACGGATTATGGATCTATAATTGGTTGGTCTAAATTTGATAACAATGGTGTCCAGTGGATTGAGTTTGATCACCACAAGATAATCATAAATGATGATCTCGAGTGCTATGCAATCAAAATTCGCGATAAATGCATGCCATATTATGAAACAATATAGAAAAGGAGTATAAGTATTATGAACGAAAAAACAACTAGCATTATCAAGATCGGTTTAACGGTGATTAGCATCGGGGTTACGCTCGCGGCTAATTTCATCGCAGGAAAGGAGCTTGATCAAAAGGTTGCGGATAAAGTTGCAGAAGCACTGAAATCCAACGAGTAAGTTTCAAAAGAGAGGTCTGAATAACACAGGCCTTTCTCTTTTATATTTTGAAAGGAGAATACACATGAGCAAACAGAGTATGTCAGATGTAGTTAATGGAATTAGCCTCTTTATTAAGAAGAGGGGTCCGGAGATCCTGACTGGGATCGGTATCGCCGGCATGGTGACTACGACTGTGCTTGCAGTTAGGGCGACACCTAAGGCGATGCAGCTTGTAAAGGAGAAGGAAGACTATTACGAGATTAAACTTACACCGAAGGAGATCGTGGCGACGTGTTGGAAATGCTATATTCCAGCAGTAGTTACTTGCGCTCTATCAATGTCTTGCCTAATCGGTGCTAGTTCTGTGAATTTGAAGCGGAATGCAGCACTTGCTACAGCATACAAGCTTTCCGAAACGGCTCTTACTGAGTATCAAGAAAAGGTTGTAGAGGCAATTGGTGAAAAAAAAGAGCGTGCTGTTCGTGATAAGATCGCAGAAGATAAGGTGAAAAAAGATCCTGTCGGTAGTCATGAGGTAATCGTTACCAATAACGGAACAACGCTATGCTACGATGGTGTCTTTGGACGATATTTCAATTCGGATATCGACACTATTAAGAGAGCTGCTACTAAAATTAATCGCCAAATTATCTGTGACATGTATGCGTCTCTCAATGATTTTTATGATGAGATCGGTCTGAGCCATATCGATATTGGTGACGAGCTTGGATGGAACATTGATGATGGTAATATTGACATTGACTTTAGCTCTCAGCTGGCTGAGAACGGTACACCATGCCTTGTAATCAGCTATAATGTCTCGCCTAAGTACGAGTTTTCAAGTCTCGTATAAAGACGCGAAATTTACATCTCATATTATGAAGAACAATAATGTTTTTCAATATTTTTGAAAAGGAGTCTATTACAATGAACGAAACTAATAACAAGAAGGTTGTTGAAATCAACGAAGAGGCTAAGGAGTCCAAGTTCAAGAATGCTTGCGCTAAGGTTGGTGCAGGGATCAAGAAGCACGGTAAGAAGATCGCAGTTGGTGCTGCGGTAATTGCCGCCGGAGTGGTTCTGTACGTACTGAAGGGAAAGATCGAGAACCCGACTGACAAGGTCATCGACGACGATGTCATCGACATCATTGATGTTTCGGACTATGCAGATGAAGTTCAGAGTAACTGAAAACTGAAGTTCTTACAAAAGGGAGAGTACCTAAAGCAGGTGCTTTCCCTTTTTCATTTTTGAAAGGAGAAATCTCATGGCTACAAATTGTCTGACAAAAGCACAGCTTGTTGCTATGAAAGGACACAATATTAAGATTCAGCATTTTTCAACAGAAAAAGGAGCATACACAATCTTCATCAAAGAATACTGCGATGAGCTATATTTCTACAAGACTCTCAACGGCGAGCTTGTGGAGTGCGTTAATCTGAGCGAGGCTATGGTACATGAATAAATATATTTATGATGGTCCTGTAAAGGAGTTTGATACCATTATCTCGGAGCGCTGGCAGGCGTCTACTTACGCAATCTCTGAGGCAAAAGCTCGAAGCAATTTAATATATAGGTACAAGAAAACACATGGTAAAGATGCCAGTGCAAAAATTACGCTCTCCGGTAAGATTACTACCGGTATTTGAGAGGAGGAACATTGATGGAAGAGTTTAAGCCAAATTCCCATAAGTCTAAGGAGCTGACACCCGTCCCTGAGAAGAAAGTCGAAAAAATTGTTAAGGGTACTGTCAAGTCTAAGAAAAAGAATGGCATTGATAGACTTAAAGACAATTTTATTTCTGAGGATGCTGCCAACATCAAGACATATGTTGTCATGGATGTGCTTATTCCTGCCGTTAAGAAAGCAATCTGTGATATTGTCAAAAATGGAGTTGACATGATTCTCTATGGAGAAAGTGGCAGAAGCAACCGACGGCCGTCTGAGTACGTTTCGTACGATAGAAGATATTTGGATAGGGGAGATTCTCGTTTCTATAATGCAGACAGAGCAAGAATCGGTTATAGTTATAATGATATTATCCTCGAGACAAGAGGCGAGGCCGAAGATGTCCTTGCAAGAATGGATGAGCTCATCGAACTCTATGGTATGGTAAGTGTGGCTGATCTGTATGATCTTGTTGGTATTACCGGTAACTATACTGATAATAAGTATGGATGGACAAATATTCGTAATGCTGAGCCTGTCCACGTTAGAGATGGCTATATGCTCAGACTTCCGAAAGTGACGAGTCTATAAGGAGAATAATTAATGGACTACAAATTTGATTATCATGCTGCTATTCAGCAGTTTAAAGACATGGTTGTAATTGACTTTATGACTTCTTTGGCTCAAGACGATAAGACTAAGCGGATTATTGGGGATGCCATGTCCATTTTTGTGAAAAATGGAATTCCCGCAGACATTGCAATGAAAATTATAATTGAACTTGGCAATATTCTTAATAAGGAGGAGAATGAATAATGAAAGCTAATGATATTCTGAATGCTGCATCCCGAGGTATGCATCGTATCGGATTCAAAATCAAGAAGGCAAGTCCGGAGATTATGATTGTTGCTGGTGTAGCAGGTATCGTAACCAGTGCAGTCATGGCTTGCAAGGCCACCACCAAGGCAGGTGCCATTAAGGATGAGCTGAAAGAAGGCATGGACCAAATCAATGAGGTTGCCAACAACCCAAAGGTTCAGAACTATACGGAAGAGGACAAGCGTAAGGATACTGTGATCGTCTACACTCAGGCAGCTATGAAGTATATTAAGCTGTACGGTCCTTCTGTATTGCTTGGTGCGGCGTCTATTGCCTGTATTATCGGCTCTCACAATATTCTTAAGAAGAGAAACGTTGCGCTGGCTGCGGCTTATGCGTCTATCGATAAGGGATTCAAGGAATATCGTGGTCGTGTTATCGAAAGATTTGGCGAGGAGCTTGATCGTGAGCTTCGCTATAATGTAAAGGCTAAAGAGTTTGAAGAGACGACTACGGACGATAAGGGTAAAGAGAAAATCTCAAAGACTACCGTTGAGGTTGCAGACCCGAATACGTACAGTGAGTATGCTCGTTTCTTTGACGACGGATGCAATGGTTGGACTAAGGATGCTGAATATAATCTGATGTTCCTGAAGAATACGCAGAACACCGCTAATGATCTTCTTAAGTCTCGTGGTCATTTGTTCCTGAATGAAGTGTATGATATGCTTGGTATTCCTCGTAGCAAGGCCGGCCAGGTTGTAGGGTGGATTTATGATAAGGATCATCCTATTGGTGATAACTTTGTCGACTTTGGCATTTACAACATGAACATTGAAAAGGTCCGTGACTTCGTGAATGGCTATGAGAGAACCATCCTTCTCGACTTCAATGTTGATGGTCCTATTATGGACATGATTTGAAGAGACCTTAATACCGTTGGGTCAGGGAATCCATATCAAGACATATTTGATTATCCCTGGCTCTTCGGTATGTAAGCTATGGCTTTGCATTTAAAAAAGAGGAGGAGCTTAAATTTGATTCTTTACGTTCATTTCGGAGATCAGGATTCTATTGAAGTTTCAACTCTCGAAGAAACCGCTGTAAAAATGAATGTTGGAGAGGCCACAGTCAAGGCAATGCTCAATACTGGGCTCCTCCATGGAATAATCGTCAACGGTAAAACTTATATTTTACCGTCAGATTACTTATTCGAAAAGGAGAATAATCATGAATAAAGCATTTGCATTTGCTATTGGTGCCGCGATTGGTTCTTTTGTTACCTGGAAGATCGTCAAGACCAAATACAAACGAATTGCAGATGAAGAGATTAATTCTGTAAAGGAGGTCTTTGCTCGTAGATATTCCGAAAAAATGAGCAAAGAGAAGCCTAACGAAAATACCAATCAGGCGTCATTAACGCTGGATGAAACTGAGAAAAATGCTAATATTCAGGACGATATTGCTGCATATCATGAATTGCTTGACAAGCTTAAGTATGCAAATATCGACGTGGATTCATTAATTGCTAAGAAAGGAGGAAGCACTGTGACCGATGGACCGTTCGTAATCTCTCCTGATGAATTTGGAGAGGACCCTAATTATCAGACGGTTAGTCTGACTCTGTATGAAGACGGCGTTTTGACCGACGACTATGATGATATTGTTGTCGATGTTGACGATTGGGTTGGAGAGGATTCTCTTACTCATTTCGGTGAATACGAAGCTGATTCCGTCTTTGTTCGGAATGAAAGTATGCAGACTGATTTTGAGATCCTTCGTGATCTTAGGACGTATAGAGAGTGTCATCCAGATCAGGGCGATGAGTAATGCTTGCGGATCAGATTAGAAATGAATATTTTGACTGGATGATCGATTTAGTTAATGCCAATAGAGGACCTAAAGAGATATCCTATATAAAACTTTTGGAATATTTGCACAATACCGAGTTCACATATTTGATCCTCAGAGATAGAAACCGTGCTGAAGACGGTGTTGATCTTCGGTATCGATTTGGGCTGATTCGAAAGCATCCAGAGTACTCAGAATATTTGAGTGGGCCGTCAAGTGTATTAGAAATGATGATAGCCCTTGCAATTCGTTGTGAGGAATGCATTATGGATGATCCGGCTTATGGCAATAGGACTTCTCAATGGTTCTGGGGAATGATTGTTAGTCTCGGTCTTGGAGGAATGACCGATGCCATATTTGACAGGGATTATGTCGAAGAATGCCTTACCAGATTTCTTAATCGTGAGTACGAACGTAATGGAAAAGGTGGTTTATTCACAGTAAAGGGCACTCGACGTGATATGCGTAAGATGGAAATTTGGTATCAGCTCAATGCATATTTGAACAGTATTGCGTAAGGGAGGAGAAAAAATGTAATGTTGGACTTCCTTATGATTTCAACTCGTACTGGAAAACGCGGCGTTACAGAAATCTACCCAAAATTCATTATCAAAAGAAGCTCTGATCTCATGATTCGAGGTGGAGATTTCTATGCAGTATGGGTCGAAGACCGTGGCTTGTGGTCTACAGATGAACAAGATGTTATACAGATGATTGACCGAGAGCTTGATATTTATGCCGAGAAGAACAAAGAGAAATTTGATGGTACTCCTAGAGTTCTTCATATGTGGGACAACGAATCCGGAATGATTGATTCTTGGCATAAATATTGCCAGACACAATCAAGGGATAACTTTCATATGCTTGACGAGAAACTTATATTTTCTAATGCGGAAACTAATAAGAAAGATTACGCAAGCAAGAGACTGCCATACCCTTTGGAGCCGGGGGAATGCCCTGCATATGAGAAACTGATCTCCACGCTATATTCTCCTGAAGAACGGCATAAAATCGAATGGGCTATTGGGTCAATCGTATCTGGAGATTCCAAGAAGATTCAGAAGTTCATGGTTCTGTACGGAGCGGCTGGTACTGGTAAATCAACGATTTTAAACATCATACAGCAATTATTTGATGGCTACTATTCGGTCTTTGACGCTAAGGCATTGGGATCGTCTAGTAACTCTTTTGCATTGGAGGCATTCAAGACCAATCCTCTTGTTGCCATTCAGCACGATGGTGACTTGTCTAAAATCGAAGATAATACCAGACTGAATAGTCTTGTGTCGCATGAGCTTATGACTGTCAATGAAAAATTCAAGACAACATATTCCAATCGATTCAAGGCATTTCTGTTCATGGGCACAAACAAACCTGTAAAGATCACGGACGGACGATCTGGCCTTATTCGACGGCTGATTGATGTTTCGCCTAGTGGAAACAAATTAGGTACGCGAGAATATAAGGCGGCGGTTAAGCAGATCGGGTTTGAATTAGGTGCTATCGCGTATCACTGTCAAGAAGTATATTTGAACGATCCTGGAGCATATGATGACTATATTCCGGTTACGATGCTTGGAGCTTCAAATGACTTCTACAACTTCATTATCGATTCGTATCATATTTTCAAGAAAGAGAATGGTACGACATTGAAGGCCGCTTGGGAGATGTATAAGACTTATTGCGAAGAAGCGAAGGTTTCTTACCCATATTCTCAGAGGAATTTCAAGGAGGAGCTTAAAAACTATTTCTGGGAATTCCATGAGCAATTTACTCCTGAGGGAGGATCAAAGGTTCGCTACTATTATTCTGGGTTTAGAACTGACAAGTTCGAGACCGATGAAAAGCAAGACGACTCGAGCATTACATGGATCAAGTTAGATGCTGCAGAATCTATATTTGATAAGGAATGCGCGAATTGTCCTGCACAGTATGCGACTTCTAAAGAGACACCATCTCAAAAATGGGACGAAGTAAAGACTCGACTGACAGATTTGGATACTTCAAAGCTTCATTATGTAAAAGTTCCAGAGAATCACATCGTGATTGACTTTGATATTCCTGATGAGAATGGCAATAAGTCGTTCGAGAAGAATCTTGAGGCAGCTTCTACTTGGCCTGCTACATATGCAGAGCTTAGTAAGAGCGGAGCAGGAATTCATCTCCACTATATTTACACTGGAGATCCATCAAGACTTAGTCGGGTATATTCGGACCACATCGAAGTCAAAGTATTCACAGGCAAGAGTTCACTTCGGCGTAAGCTCACAAAATGCAATGATCTGCCAATTGCGACTATTAATTCTGGGCTGCCAACGAAAGGAGAGGAAAAAATGATAAATTTCGAAGCTGTCAAAAATGAGAGAGGGCTTCGAACGTTGATCAAGAAAAATCTCAATAAAGAAATCCATCCTGGAACGAAGCCAAGTGTCGATTTCATCTACAAAATTCTTGAAGACGCATATTCTAGCGGGCTTAAATATGATGTTAGTGATATGAAGAATGCTGTCTTTGCATTCGGCGCAAACAGTACTAATCATGGAGACTATTGCATTAAGCTCATCAACAAGATGAAGTTTAAGTCCGACGATCCTTCCGAGAATTCTGATAACGACGATGGAGTTCTGATATTTTACGATGTCGAGGTCTTCCCGAATTTGTTCCTTGTTAACTACAAGCCACAGGGCAAAAATAAACCGGTAGTTCGAATGATTAACCCAAGTCCTTCTGAGATTGAGGAATTGATGAGGTTTAAGCTCGTTGGTTTCAATTGCCGTCGATATGATAATCATATTTTGTACGGACGGTTAGTTGGGTATACGAACGAACAACTGTATGATCTTTCTCAAAGAATTGTTAGCGGAGACAGTAATGCATTTTTCGGAGAGGCATATAATGTGTCTTATACTGATGTGTACGATTTCTGCTCTAAGAAGCAATCTCTGAAAAAATGGGAGATCGAATTGGGTATTCATCACCAAGAACTTGGTCTTCCATGGGATCAGCCTGTTCCAGAAGAGCTGTGGACTAAGGTAGCTGAGTATTGTGATAACGATGTTATTGCAACTGAGGCAGTATTTGATTCTCGTCAAGCTGACTTTGTCGCTCGTAAGATCCAGGTAGATCTGGTTAAATTGCTGCATGGGATTACGAACATATCTGTTAATGACACAACAAACACCTTATCCACCAAGATCATATTTGGTTCGAACCGTAAACCTCAGAGCGTATTCAACTATCGAGATTTATCTAAGCCGGTTAGACCAGAGCAGTATGAAGAATATCGAGAGAAATTCGGGAAAGACTACAAGTTCCGGGTATTTAATGAAAATGGTTTGCCTTTTTATGCTGATTTCGATCCTAAAGAGACATATCCTGAGGGTTGCAGCATCCTTCCATTCTTCCCTGGGTATAAGTTCGACAATGGTAAGTCCACATATTTGGGTGAGGAGATTGGAGAAGGAGGTCGGGTATATTCCGAGCCAGGCATGTATGGAGATGTATGGGATGGAGATGTTGCGTCAATGCATCCTCATAGTGCTATCTTTGAGTGCATATTTGGCCCTGAGTATACCAAGCGGTTTCAGGATATTGTTGATGCACGAGTCGCAGTCAAGCATAAAGACTTTGATGCTGCCGAATTGATGCTTGATGGAGCTTTAAAACCATATTTGAACGAGGAGCAGGCTGCTGATCTTGCTCAGGCTCTGAAGATCGTCATAAACTCGATTTATGGTCTGACAAGCGCTTCGTTCGATAACCCATTCAGAGATCCTAGGAACAAAGACAATATTGTGGCAAAGCGTGGAGCTCTGTTTATGACTTTGCTTAAGCAGCAGGTTCAGCAGCTCGGCTACACGGTTGCTCATATTAAGACCGATTCCATCAAGATTCCTGACGCGACACAGTATATTATGGACTTTGTTATTAAGTTCGGTAATGAATATGGCTATAAGTTTGAGACTGAGGCAAACTTTGAGAAATACTGCCTGGTGAATGATGCCGTATATGTTGCTAAGTTTAAAGAACCTCTTAAGGATAAGAAAACTGGTGATGATATTTGGTGGACCGCTACCGGTACTCAATTCCAAGTTCCATATGTATTCAAAAAGCTCTTCAGCCATAAGCCTATTGAGTTTGAAGATATGTGCGAAACTAAGTCTGTTAGCTCTGCTTTATATTTGGACATGAATGAAGGCCTTCCTGAGAATGAGCATAATCGCATATTTATCGGAAAGGTTGGTCTGTTCTGCCCAATTAAGCCTGGATATGGCGGTGGAGAGCTTCTGCGAGAGTCTAAAGATAAGGAAGGTAATGTAAAGTATGCTTCTGCGACTGGTGCTAAGGGCTACCGATGGATGGAATCTGAAATGGTACGAACGTTGGAGAAGCAGAATGACATTGATCGATCTTATTATGATAAGATGGTCAATGACGCGGTTGATACGATAAGTAAGTACGGTGACTTTGAATGGTTCGCTTCAAATGATCCTTATATTTGTAATAAGCCTGATTGGCCTCCTGAAGAAAATCTTCCATGGTTCGATGAGCCAAACATGTTTGCCGTTCGCTAAAAAAACAATTCCTATTATGAATACAGAAAGGAGTATTTACTATGGCAAACCAGATTATTCTTTATGGAATTGGCGGAGTTGATGTCGAATATGTAGCAATCCAGTATCAGATTGTGAATAATCCTCGTAAACTTCCAATTAAGTCACGCTGGCGTTATCTTGTTGGTATTGCAGCTCTTATGATGAGCGATGACCCGACAATTGAGCACGTCTATGCGATATTTAATCGGAAGGGACTTGCGCAGGAGTATCGCGATTCGATATTTGATCGACATAATAGCATCGAGAGCCGATTCGCATTCAAGGACATGCTGGAGCATGAAGGCGTACTTATTATCTGAGCAAAGTTTAGAGCACTGAGAAAACTTGGTGCTCTATTCTTTTTTCAAAATTATATTCAAAAGGAGAGTAAACATTATGCATATCACTTTTGCGCCGAGAGGAATCCTGCAGATCGATGATGCAAGAATTACCTACAAGAACTTTCGCGGCGAGGGAACTAAATTTAACCGAGAGGGAGATCGTAATTTTGCGCTCATCATCCCCGAGAGAGAAATGGCCGATGCTTTGATCAAAGAGGGCTGGCACGTTCGCATCAAAGATCCTCGAGATCCTGATGATGATCCGTTCATGTTCCTTCCCGTCAAAGTAAAGTTCAACGATCGTGGTCCGAATGCATATTTGGTCACTGGTAATCGTATGAACCGTCTTGACGAGGAGAGCATTGCCTGCTTGGATGACGTGGATATTATTGGCGTCGATCTGGATATTCGTCCTTATGATTGGGAAGTAAATGGCAAATCTGGACGCACTGCATATTTGCAGTCTATCAGAGTAACCCAGCGAATCGATCGCTTTGCGGCTCAGTATGCAGAGGAAGAGTATCCTGAGGAGTAATTCGCGAAAGTAGCATTCTCTATAATGAAAGGAGTGATATTATGAACTTTATTAAAAATACGGCTAAGCTGGTAATCACCTATGCAGCAATAGGCGCTTCCTGTGTCGTTGGATACATGGGAGGTTATATGCTGTGGGAGGAGAAAATTGAGCCCGTATTGAGCAAGAAGCTTCATAAGGAACACTAAGCTGAAGTTTAGAGCACTGAGGAAACTTGGTGCTCTATTCTTTCCGCGCCTATAGCTCAAAGGTAGAGCATCTGGCTCATAACCGGACGGTTCCGGGTTCAAATCCCCGTAGGCGCACCAGGAATGTGTTCACCGGTTATAATACCAACGCCTAAATCGACGATAAAAGCTGGTCTAGGACTTGCCGCCCTATGGATATAAATAGCGGCTAAAAAGGTTAAGTAAATGTAATTTAGGGCTCGTCTATGGACGGTCTCTTTATATTTTGTAAAATTGAAAGGAGCAAAATTATGTACTACAAGTCCAATTGCACTAACAAAATCTTTACGGAGAACCAGATCAAGGCCGTTAATGATATTTACGGAGATGGTGAGTTTGATATGGGAATTAAGTCCGGTATCTTTATTCCTATTGCTAGCCCCTCAGTTATCGACTTCATTAAGTGCGGAAATATGGCGGGTGCTACTTACCGTTATCGGGAACTTCATGATTGCACATTGAAGGAAGCTTATAGTGCCGTCTATGTGATGAAGCGTGATATTCGTCGATTCCAGAAAAATAACAAAAATAAGGAGAAGAAATAATCATGAATTTGTTCGAAGAACTTTGGAATGATGACCCTTGGAATAAACTTTGCCGGCAATATCTGCGCAATGATGTTGATGCTACTTATGATTGCTATATTAAGTGGCTTGATAAGTCCCCCTCTGCAAATAAAGAAACGACCGAAAGGAGTAATTATATGCCCACCGATATTCGTAGACTCATTAAGAACGTTAAGTTTAATCCTCCTGCTACAATCGTTTTCTGGACAGATAATACGAAGACCGTTGTGAAGTGCAATGGAGAGGACTACGATCCTGAGAAGGGGCTTGCCATGTGTATCTGCAAGAAGATGCTTGGAAATAGAGGTAACTACTACGAGTTTTTCAAGAAATGGCTGCCAAAGAGAGACGATTCCGATGCTACACAAAAACTTCGGCAAATGGGCATCTAAAGATGAGTAAGCCATTCCTTTATGACTACCAAATGGATGCGGTTAAAAAAATGCGTAATGGCTGCATCCTAAATGGAGGAGTAGGAAGCGGAAAAAGTAGAACGGGTCTGTACTATTACTTCAAAGAGCAGGGTGGTAGTATGGACCCCGACTACATTCCAATGAAAAACCCAAGAGATCTTTATATTATTACTACTGCGATGAAAAGAGATTCGCTTGAGTGGGAAGTAGAGTTAACACCATATCTTCTCTCTAAAAATCCTGAGGTGAATTATTACAGAAACAAAGTAGTAATTGACAGCTGGAACAACATCAAAAAGTATAAGGATATCTATGGAGCATTCTTTATATTTGATGAGGATCGTGTCACAGGTAAAGGTGCTTGGGTTAAAACGTTTTTAAATATTGCTCGTAAGAACCAGTGGATTATCCTTTCAGCAACTCCTGGGGATACTTGGGAACAGTATATTCCTGTGTTTATGGCCAATGGGTTCTACAAAAACAAAACCGAGTTCACAAGAGAGCATTGCATATATTCTCGCTATGCAAAGTACCCAAAAATTGAGCGTTATATTAATACTGGCCGGCTAATTCGTCTGCGGAACCAGATCCTTATTGACATGGATTTCTCTCGTAAAACCGTACCTCATCATGAGGACATATATGTCAAGTATGATATTTCCAAGTACCGAGAAGTCATGAGGACCCGCTGGGACCCGTTTAAGGACGAACCAATCCAGCAAGCAGCTGGACTCTGTTATGTGCTCCGACGTATCGTGAACGAGGACGAGTCAAGACAGATAGCGCTCTTGGAGTTAGCGGAGAAACATCCACGGATGATAATCTTCTATAACTTCGATTACGAGCTTGATATTTTGAAAGGACTATATTATGGAGAAAACGTTCGAATTGCGGAATGGAACGGACATGCCCACGAACCTATCCCAACTAGTAAAAGCTGGATATACCTCGTGCAGTATACGGCTGGGTGCGAGGGATGGAATTGCATCAAGACTAATACCATTGTCTTTTACTCACAAAATTACAGCTACAAAGTCCTGGCTCAAGCAGCCGGCAGAATCGACAGGCTCAATACTCCTTATACCGACTTATATTACTATCACTTAAAAACGAGAAGCGGAATCGACCTGGCAATCAGCAAAGCTTTAAACGAAAAGAAACAATTTAATGAATCAAGATGGGTAAAATGGTGAAAAATATGAATGGTCTGAAAAAATTTAAGGTGTTCTATTTTCTAGCTGGTGATCATCAAGGTATCGATGAACCGCGAAGGAAATGGGAATTAATTATGGCAAGAAATGAAGATGAAGCCGAGACGTGGTTCAAATTTTTGTATCACATAGGGCTATCCGACAACAAAATATCCTTCGGATGGGTCGAGGAGATGGTGCCTTAATGCCAACACCGGACTTTATTCCTACCATTGCGCCTATGTAGTTATGCCCCCTCAACTGGGGCTCGTGAAATAAGCATGCGTCTTTATGAAAGGAGTTTATTTAGCATGACTGTTAAAGATTGGCTT